CGGAAGTCATCGCAGAAGTCCTGTAGTTGGTCACCGCTTAGATAACGCACTAATTCATCAATTAAAATTTTATGTGGCATACTCGGACATTGTTCTCCACAGTACTCGTCTTGTAGATCATAAAAGCATTCAGCACTATCACCTACTGCTTCAGATCTCATAGGTCGTTTCATATAAAGATCAGGCTTATCTGGACCTTTAGCAAAACCTGTTTCTGGATCAAAACCTGCACCTAAACTTGGATCTGCATTAGGATCGGCTTTTGCAAAACCTGTTTCTGGATCAAAACCTGCGCCTAAACTTGGATCCATTTCTGGCTTCGGAGGGAAAGTTCTATATGGACCACGATCTTTTAAGTCTCTTGTGTCTACATAATTTATTCCTTTTTTCATGTAATCAGGTACTTGTTGACCAAGAGCTTTCTGCAGATCTATTTTACCCTTACCTCTGTCTTTAAACCGATCATAGTCTACATAACCGCCAGTTTCTTTTAACCCAGCTAATTTTTTCATTCTATCTAAATCGCTCATTATTCAATTCCTAAATCTTGTTTGTCTGGATTCATCTCATTATCATAATCTGAATCGTATGCACCCTCCACTTCACTCATGTCAATGTCCATACCGTTAATTGTAATTTTATTAGAATCGAATTCATTAACAAACTGTCTTGGCATTTCGATAGTCACTAACCAAATTGGCTTCTTTAAACGTTTTGGTTTGCGTTTACCATTTTCATCTTCTGGCATTAAATCATCAGGACTGGTAATTTTTATAGGTTCTATGAATGTATCTTTACCATAGAATACTCTGGCACCATGTTTGATCAACCGCATTGCGGCATCAGGGTCTGGCATTAGTTTGTATGGATACATCAGTGTTACTGTTACCCAATATTTTGTAACTTCTGGTCCGGCAATTACTTCGCCATATTCCCAATTCTTGTAACTGTATATGTTGAGATTATCCAATACTTCTTCAAAATCAATCAGCACATTCAAGTCACTGCTTGAGTCAACTAGATTATCCAGTGTGTCTTTTAATTCTTCGATCTCTTTCATGCTAGTATTTAGTCCTTTCCGATAAGTACTTATGTAGACAACGTTGGGCTCGCAGACAACTTAATGGAGTTTACAACCGAATGGCAAAAAGAGCAAGACAAAACAAACCGAAAGGTTCATTTAACGAGATGGTGATTGAACTGCAAGATTATCGCAGAAAGAAACTACAAATAATCCCTCGAAACGTGCATCAAGAAGATTATCTTGAAATGCTACAAGATCCCAGCAGACATGTAATATTTGCAACCGGCCCAGCTGGTACAGGTAAAACTATGATGGCTGTTCAAATGGGTATCAGAAGTTTAGAGGAAGGTACTGTAGACCGTATCGTAATTACAAGACCCGCGGTGAGCGTTGACGAACAACATGGTTTCTTACCCGGTGACCTCAAAGCTAAAATGGCTCCCTGGACACAACCAATATTTGACTTCTTAGAAGAACACTATAAACCCAAACAAGTGGAACAAATGATTATTGACAAAACTATTGAAATCAGCCCACTTGCATATATGAGAGGTAGAACATTTAAAAAATCTTGGATAATTGCAGATGAAATGCAAAATGCAACACAAGAGCAAACTAAAATGTTACTTACTCGTATTGGCGAAGGTAGTAAAATAGTTGCTACAGGAGACCTTGCTCAACATGATAGGGGGTATGATAATAACGGGCTAAAAGATTTTTTAGCTAAATTCGCAAATACAGAATACAATACAATAGGACATGTACACTTTAACAAAAAGGATGTCGAAAGACACCCTGTTGTTATTGATGTATTAAAAATCTACGACGAAGCTAGTTAACGTAATTAACTAATTGAGCCCAGTTGTCTACAACTTTAACTCTAGCATCGTCAAAATAAGCGTTATGTTGATGCCTTAGCATTATAGCGTTTAATCCGAGATCAGCGCCAAGCTGTGCATTTTCAGGCTTGTCCTCGATCCAATACAAATTACTATCTTTGTAAGGTAACAAAGATTGGTCCTTGTCTGCACCCGTATCGATACATTCCACAAACTCAAAAGTACTAGTAGGAAACAAGTTTGCTAAATTCATTTCTCGCATTTTCTTAGCATAAACATCTTCACTTAAACTGGTAACAGCACCAAACGTATAACCTTTAGCACTAAGTTGTTCCATGCCATATACTGCATCTTTGTGTGGACCTAAAAAACCAATCCAAGCACTTTCGTTAAACTCTCTGATTAGTTCTTTAACTTTGGGTTTTTTCATTCCAAACCGTTGAGCCATTTCATAACCAAATTCATTTGGATCAGGTTTAAATCCTTTTGTTCCCATCCATTCAATGAATTTGCTTTCCCAATCAAGGAGCACGCCATCACAGTCTGTTAGTATTATATTCTTATTCATAGTTTACTTTCTTTTCTTAACTTATACTAGTACTATACTATAAGATGTCTTACTTGTCAAGCATTAATTTCCAATTAGACGGTTCTTTTTCAATGTCTATTTTGGTTACTAGTATCTTTCTTATTTCTTTTAATTGAGCTTCTATCTCTGCAATCCGTTTAGATATAGATTGTTTTTTCTTTAAATCCTCACAATTATATGTGGGAGGATTTGTCTGAACCACTGTACCTGGTTTTACATTGGGAGAACAGTTTGGTTCTTTGGGCTCTACTACTTTGAAGCATTCTTCTGCACCAATGCCTTTTAAGCATAGATCATATGGCATAGCTAGAATATCACAACGACAAGGAACCTTTGTGCCTTCGGGCCAAGGTAATTCCAATGGATCCTCATGGGCTTGTGCTGATCCCACAACAAATAATAGCATTAACACTGAAAATAATTTAAGCATTTTACTCTCCAATTTAATGTAAATTTTTAATTGTTTCTTTACTACTGTTTTTATTAGTGTAATTGTTTAGTTGTCTTAACAAAGATGCAACAACACCGCTCCAATAGTTGTCGCCCCAACTGCCAGATTCACATCTGTCTCTAGCAGTCATTGCACTATCAATGCGTTTTTCCATTAGTTCAACTGGATGCATGTTGTCCATCCTGTTGCATTTTGTAACAGTTATTAATTAACTGCTTTTCATCATCGTTGAAATCTCGTTCCCAACGAGTACCAAATAGTGCATCTAAATCACTGAGCTTGTCAGCTAGACGCATCAGGCGAACAGCCATGTCATGGTCTTCTTTTATTTTATAAGTTAGGCTCATCATAAACTCAGCTAACGAAGTAGCTTTGTGTTGCTGATCAGTAATTTCAAAAAAGTTCATAGCCATTGGCAACTCCTGTTGTTTAATGTTAAGTGTTATAGTAACATAAGATATCTTACTTGTCAACCTTTTTATCTATTATAGTTAACACATATCTTAATTCACTAATTAGACGCAAGTACCATTCTTTATCCATTTTGTCATGGGCCTTGCGTCTATCTTCAATTAGTTGTTTAATCCTAATTTCAATATACTCACGAGTGTCTGGTTTACGACCTCTTCTCATTAGTGAATAGTTGCTGAGTCTTCAGTGATATTCATACCATATACTTGAGATAGTATTTGTACGATTTCTTCAGGAACAAAACCAAGTTCATTTTCGTCTGCTCCCTCTGGCATATACATGCCTTTTAATTCGCCTTTAGAACTTATAATTAATCCAAAATCTGTATCGTCCAGGCTGTCTTCGAAACTTACTTTTTTCTTAGTCATTTGATTAACCTTTCTTATTTGGGATTAAATCACTCCATTTTATTAATTTAGATTTTTTTACACTACTGCGTTTTGTGATGTCGTCCCATGTTAGATAACCATGTTGCACCATCAGATCCAACATGCAATATACGTCTCCTGCTTCTTCAAGCAGTTTGGCATTCCATTCATCATCAACTTGGGCCTTGCGTAGTATCTTCATGCAAACCTGTACAAGTTCGCCACATTCCTCTGCGGTTATGGCGAACAACTGTTGATGGGTATCAAGCGTCTTCATAATTACTTATGCCGCCACTTTGCCAATTATCATACTAGCCGGAACTCTGGTAACCGTTCTACCAAATGGTGTAGCACCTGTGTCCTGAACCTCTACAGTCTTTTGATTCATCTTAACAATAGTACCAACACGAACAACTCCACGTGATTCCCATTCAACGGTATCGCCTTTTTTAAGACCACGTTTTGCTTTAGCACCGATATAATTCATTTGCAATTTCCAAACATTTGCCAACTCGTTCAAATCAGCTTGATTATCAATATCTCGCATTGCGGCGATTGCAGTTTCAAGTTTTGTCATATCAGTCTCCTAATTGATTATTTTTTGACTTACTATATCCCAACTCACTTCTTTGGGGGTTCTCTGTGCATGTTGCACAATTCTCATCAACAGTTTCATATCCACGGTGGGATGCATACTGTGTATAATTTCTAATTCCTTCGCTCCATATTTGCGATTATTATGGGCGGCTGTCCAAACAAATTCTGTAATTATATCTGACAGACTTTTAGTCATTGACCTAATCCTGGAATAAACAAATAAACAATAAAATTAAGTGCAAGTGTCGCTCCAAATATAATTACCATTCCGAATATTAGTAATACAACTTCTGGGTCGACACCATTGGGCAGTTTCATTAGTCTGGATCCGATATTGCAGGTAGTGCCCATACCATAAGTGCGGCGCCCAATGCACCAAAAATAAATGTTAAGTGCCAAGCATTACCTTCGTGTCCTGTAGGGCCGTCAATCGCTCCTACTGCCAAAACCAAACAAACAAGTCCTAAACAAAATCTAAGCATAATCACTCCAATAATCATTCCACATTTCACCAACACCTTCTTCGATAGTGTCAGTATCCAAGTAGCCAATTAAATTTTCTCTTTTGAAGATATTAACTGCTTCGCTCATTGCTTCCGAAATATATTCACATTCGCCAATTATGCTAGAGACCTCGTCCCAACATTTTTCTTCTAAATCCAACATCATATTTTTAACTGCACCCATGTGCTCTACTCCTCTTATTTGTAAACTTCAACGCTGACGAACCAGTATGGATCTGCAGGTATAACCCAATCCATATTCTTAAATGTTTCTCGTTCATCTATTAAAGTTGGACCACTTACATAAACATCTGCACTTGGATCTCCGCCTGTACGCATATCAACGAACTCTTGTGCTTCTGCTTGTGTTGCAAACTGGTAGTTGTTTTTAGTATGCATTGTCTGTCCTTTTTGTTAACTTATACATATACTATAACACCAAGACGTCATACTGTCAACCTTTTTTAGAATATTAAAATCAGTACAACAACTGGTGTGATACCTAACATACCAATTATTGCACAATGTATTGTTCTCCACAAAGCTACCTGATTCATGTTACACCAAGTAGTGTGGGCCAGTCCAAGCAACACTGAACTCTTCAAAAATGTTGCCTCGAGCTTTGTTAGTAGCTGGAGCATTAAAACCAGCGGCTTTTAAGATATCACCTTTTTTAAACTTAGGACCATCTTCTTTAACAATAAAGCCCCAAACACCGCCGCCTCGGACCAGTTTGATGTACTTCTTGCCTTCTCTAACTTCAAAGCTATCTTCAAAATTAGCAAGCTCATTAGCAAAGTAGCTACCTGCTTCTGGTTCACCACGTCCGCCAGCAGTTGCAAATTTAACATAGTCTGCTTTGGCTTTTTGAATCAATGTGTCTATCTGTGTCTGCATTTTTAACTCCTTTGTTTCTCACTTTATATATACATATTAGCACCAAGACGTCATACTGTCAACCTTTTTCTGCATCTTTTTTGTCTTTTTTTGTGGTTAATCTGCTACAAAATAACACACCATGAACTCTTACCAAAAGCTAATTTTCAGCGATTTCTTGTAAATAACTTTACGGGTGTACTACATCCGTATACAAAAGGAGATTATACAATGGATATAATCAACAAAGTAAAAGGATGGGCCGGTGCTTTAGCTGAAGTAGGACTAAGTATCGCCGCTCTTATGATCGTAGTAGAAGTACTAGGACTGGGCAACATACCATTCTTTCCAGAAGTGAGTGTCGTAAGTAACGTGAGCGGTATGCTCTCAACACTTGGCGCTGAAGGCCTAATGGGCTTGATTGCTATCTGGGTGCTATACGCAATATGGCAAAGAAAGTAATCTAAGGACAATAGGTTGAAAACCACGCTAGGAAATCAGCCAACCTTTTTGTTACTCTTAAAATCCCCCTCAATATAAGTTTTAGCCATATGACACAATACACACAATGTATTGATGTTGTCTTGTGTGTCTTTGCCACCTTGACTCTTCAAGTGAATATGGTCACCATGCATAACACCTCGCATAGCTCTGTTTCTAATAAACGGATCCTCTACATCACCAAATCGCACTTCATCTTTGCGTGGATCATATCCGCATTTACTACAACACCAACCTCTGTAAAATGTGTGCGGACGTTCGGGCTTGCCCATTCCTCCATATTCACTACATTCTAATTGGTGTTCTCTACACAATACATTACTGCCCGGGCCGTCAAATACACTTAGCTCGTTGCAACAATCTTCAAGCATACACTGTGGAGCTCTGCGGTATTGCTCCTTTAATACCGCATTGCTCTTTAGTTTATCCTTATTGGGATCTCTTAGTTTCATTTCCACAAGTCCGATGCAATAACAGTATAACCATTATTGGGTGTGTACTTGGGTGTTTTAAGATCAGTACTCTGCTTCATTTGTGCAATCAAAAACGGAATACCTGTACGCATCTCTGTACTAAATCCTTTAAGCCCAAACTCTTCATAGCTTTCTGGATTAGCATGAGCATACCAACGAGTATAACTTAAACGTACCTTATCCCAGAATGTACCGTTCTCACCAAAGTTTGCTTCAAAGAAATCTTTAGTAAAGGCTACCATTTTAAGCAAGTATTCGTTGTCTACCTTTATACCTTGCTCATAACACAAGTTAAAGTATTCATACAACTGCCTTGCTTCTTTAGCACGAACCGAACGTTCTTCATTTAGGTATACCCAGTACTGTGCAAACATTCTAGTTACTTCTGGGTGCTTACGAGTTTTGAGACTTTTACTCATCAATGTGTCAGCCAACAATGTAAATGCACCAGGTTCATCTTCGTCACCAAATTTATTATTGGTAGCAAATAAACCTGCTTGTGCAAAGTAATCATTTTTCTGTGCAGTGTCTACCCATTCTGGATAATCAGCACCATCTACTTTAACACCATATACCTGTTGCTTGTAGATATCAATAAAGTCTAAACTTTCTTTTGCATCTCCATTAAGCATAATAAAGTTTCTACGGATTTCCAACTTCTGTTTGGAGTTGTACACAACAATCGGAACTGTTGCTCGTGCAGTACGTTCACCAAATACTTTTGTTAGAATAATAAACAATGCAATAATAGTGTGTTGTCCGTCCCATGCAATGTACTTGCCCGGACGTTGTGGATCTTCATACACTTGAATTGCCATTACCATACTTTCACTGAAGTATGTTAAGATTTTTAAAATGTGTCGTATGTTAAGTTCACGTTGCATGGTCTCGTCAATTAAGATAGCATCCATGCTAGCACTCATACCTTGACACAATTTAATATCTAAAAATTCTTTCCAACCACGTTCTGTGGGAGGACTACAGTTGCGTCGACGAAACTCGTCTACTACTGCTTCTAATTGTGCTTTGAATTGAGGGGCTTTTGCGATTGCTTTTTCTAATCGCTCTTGCAGTGTTACAAAGTTACTCGTGTTCACTTCGTAAAGACTGTTAATCTTTTGTGCGTAGTTCATTTATATTTCCTTTTTAAGCGGACATCCTGTCCATAAAGTTAACGGTCATACTCGACCAATATAGTTAAAATAACATATTTGTAGGATATGTCAACCTAATAATGCAATTCAAAATTACCTAATAGTGATTGCAGAATTTCGTCATCTTTGTCACCAAACACATATGCACAAGTATCCAGCGGAATAAAATGTGTGGTGTCACCATCTTGCAGTGGGTAAGTAGGATCATGTACAATGCCACTTATAAAGTCACATTCATATGCAATTTCAACAGCGGTTCGCATTTGACTTTCTGTTACACCTAATACCAACACAGTGCCAAAGCCTTGTGGTGTTTCATCATTCCATGCATGATATAAGTTATCGTTGTGCGAAGTCTCATTTATAGCAAAAACTTCAGCTACAAATGCATTGCTGGCATGACTAGCTTGTGCCATAGCTTTACCTGGATTCATACTGTCCAAATCAGTTCGCATTAGTATATAAAGTACTGGTGTCATTACATCGCCTTTTTGTAAATCTTATATGCTTGTTCAACTCGCATAATTTCATCCATATGGTTGTCCATAGCATCAACTAACCATTCCAATGTTTTGCCGTAAAACTCTGCTCTACGTTCTAAAACTTTAATTGCGGTTTTTAATTGCATAATTTTTCCTCTACACTCTTTATGTGTTTACATTTACGATAAGCTGGACAGTCACATTCAAATCCTCGATCTGTCATCTCAACACTATACTCATCGCCTTTACTGCCCACAACGGGCCAAACAATTCCTACAAAAGGATGATTTTCAGTATTAATTACTTCGCTTGGGAACGCCATTAAGCCGCCTCTAATTCTAACTTACCAGTTTCAGCATTAGGAACAAGTTCAACTTTAATGCTCTGTTCTTTAGCGGCATCTAGTATAACTTTTTCCATAGCAGGTTCAACAATCTCTTTAATTCGATCCCAATTACCAGGATAGTAACCGTTGTTTCCATAATACTCTGGAAGTGGGAGGTCATATTTTTTAAGTTTAAGGACTTTCAACTGTTTGCCTCGGTTACCAAGTCCGTTATTGAATATATCATGTACAACATTTTGAGCAGTTCTAAATCGTTCTAAACACCTGTTTTTGTTAATGTTTGGAACTGATCCTTGCAACGGGATCATTTCATTTAAAGCGTCTACAACTGTCTCTAAATTATTGTTGGTCCACATACTCAACTCCTTGTTTGTTTAACTTATACATACACTATAACACCAAGATGTCTTGTTGTCAACCTTTATTTGCTTGTTTTTCAATTAAATACTCATTAAATTTTCTACCGATCCGCCATTAAATATGTATAGTACTCTTCATGAGTACGTTTGAGTGAGAGTGAACATAAATGATTGATCCAATATCAGCGGTAGCGACAGCGTCAGCGGCTTTCTCTGTGATTAAAAAAGGTTTCCAAATGGGTCGTGATGTTGAGAGCATGGCGGGCGATTTGGGCAGATGGATGGGTGCAGTATCAGATATTAAAAAAGCTGATGAGTATAGTAAAAATCCACCACTGTTTAAAAAACTATTCGCAAGTGGAAGTGTTGAAGAAGAAGCTATGAACGCCTTTATGGCGAAAAAGAAAGCTGAAGATATGCGAGAGGAACTCCGCAACATCATCAGTTTTACCCGAGGACCTAGTGCTTGGAATGAACTTCTACAGACAGAAGCTAACATTCGTAAAAAGCGGCAAGAAGCAATATATGCTCAGGAAGAGTATAGAAGAAAAGTTATTGAATGGATTGCTATAGGTTTTGCAATTTTAACAATATTAGGCATGATAGGTTTCTTTGGATATCTGGCATTATCTCATAGAGGCGTGATATAAAATATGGGACATGTCTTCCTACTTGTATTATTAATAGGTGAACAAAAACAACCCAACCCAATGTATTTTGCCAGTATCAATACATGCAACTGGTATGCAAGTAGAATTGTAAAAAGGTACGGAGGTGTTCCGGCTGAACACAGAGCTACTGCATATTGCAAACCTGTTTATGTAAATAAAGATACTACACTAGTTTATGATTGGTAAAGATTATGAGCCTAAAACACAGGAATACAAGTTTAACTGATACGTTAGATGAAACTAGTCCATTGATACAAGCATGTAATGGTCCACAACTAATGCTTGCTAGGTTTCATGGATTTAGTACCTTTTTTAAAAATAAAAAACGAAACAAGCAAGTACAAGACGATTGGATTCGTGCAAATCCTCACAGAGTAAGTAGACCAAGAGCAAATGGACAAGCTCTTAATACAGAAATGTCAAAAAACGAATACTACGAACAACAAAATAAAAAGTAGTAAATACCCACTTAATTGGCTTTAGAATTTTGTAAATAGACGTATGCTTTTTGATTGGAGTAAAAAGATTGAATCTCGACGTATTAATGCAGTTATGGCCTATTGCACTTGCTTTTGTTTCTCTTGTAATAGTATTAGCCAAAATGTATACAAGAATAGATGTTCTCGAAGAGAAGGTTCGCACCCTCTTTGATTTATATAATAAAAGGTAAATATTAGGGACAGAGGAGTACCCCTAAATGATAAAAAATCTAAAAGACTTAATCATTGTGGTGCTAGTGGCTGGCGTTCTCGCCCTATTAGGTCTCATAATAGTAGGAGATTATTATGTAGCACTACAAGAGAACAGACCAGTTGATGAAAGTGTAATTACACTTATGAAGATGGCACTCACCGGACTAATAGGAATTATTGCAGGCTACATTGGATCACGATAGATATAAACGTTTATTCGATAAAGTCTATGAGGAAGAATTTGTATGGAAACAAAAACCTCATTGCGATTGGGATAAAACAAAGCTAGCTAAAAGCCTACCGATAGATATCTTTTATCAATTATATCCTATCACTGCTACATTGATATGGCGTAACAAACTAGCCACTGTATATAGTGGCTAACTTGTAAAAAACTAGCATTAAATTGCTACATATTGTGTTAGATAGTATTTAATTCGATAAGTGTTGCTGAGAGATTTATCTCTGGATCTGCAACTTGTGTATGCTTTACCATACCATTTCTTATAACAACGATAGCTTCGTCTTGCTTGTCCTCATTGTCACTGAACAGCTCAACATTTTTATACAACCAACGAAACATATCTTCATACTCATCAGTTCTACAGTTTGCAATAATTAGTTTTCTTGCTTCACGCACCTGTTTGGCTTTAAACATCTCAACCATTTTAATACGCCAGCCTGTGTCCATATCACTAGATTCTGGCTGTGCTAGTACACCGTCAACAACTGCCATTTGTATACTGTTAATAGTTTTACGCAAGTCTGGATATGTTGCACGAACAAAACTGTCCAGTGTTTCTAGTTCAAACTTGACTTGATTTTCAATCAGTATCTCTGCAATCCTAGCAGTAAACTCATTAGTATCCAAACTTGTAATATGAAAGCCTTGACATCTACTGTGTAGTGCAGGAATAATCTTATTGGGATAGTTACAAGTAAGTATAAAACGCACACTCATATGATACTGTTCCATTACACCACGCAGAGCCGCTTGACCTTCTGCTGAGATATAATCAGCCTCATCAAGTAGTATTACTTTGTAATCACCCCAAGGCATAGTTTCACTGAAGTTTGTAATCTTTCGTCTAATTAGATCAACACCGTTGTCTCGACTAGCATTAATTAATAGTACGTCAGCTTCCTGCACACCCAAATCATTTATCAATACTTTTGCCAGTGTTGTTTTGCCTGTGCCAGCACTGCCACTGAACAACAAGTGTGGAATGCCTCCATCAGCAATCCAACTTTTTACTTGATGTTTTTGTGCTTCATCTTTGAATACATATTCGTCAACTGTTTTCGGACGATATTTTTCTACCCAAATGTCTTTCATTTTTTGTCCTTCAATTTCATATGTTGTTTAGTGAACCATACAGGAACTTCAGGATTTAAATCAATTAGTTCTTGCTCTGTATATGTTTCTGGAAGTCTTACACCATGCTTTTTAAATTGTTCATAAAATATATCAGCAATTTCATCTTTGTGTTTATTTCTATATGGAGAATTTTTAGTCCAGTTTTTCATTAGTGCTTCCTCTTGCCATCAAATACGCACACAAAGTAAATGCCTTCGGCACCTGCGTGTACTCGATGAAACCATCCATCTGGTATTAGAACGACATCACCTGCTTGAACATCTTTGTCATGATGTTTTCCGTTTAGATCAATCATTTCCATCTTGCCTGTGCCTCTAACAAAGTTATAAACTTCTTCTTGTCCAACATGTGCATGTCCACTTGTATGTTTCTCTGCTTTTAAATCTGTTGAACTTACTACTAAGTTGTTTAATGTTGTGTTGTCAATTACTGTGTATCTGTCGTCTTGTTTGGCTATTTCGCCGCCTATATCGTATATGCTTAATTTAATATCGATTTTATTCTCCATGGTGTGATGCACACTGTACCTAAACTAATATGATCGGCTCCAGCATTGAGGTACCTATCAGCACTGGATTTATCCGTAACTCCTCCGCCTGCAATAACTTCAACATGAGGGTGTGTACTTTTTATATACTCTAATATTCTCAAAGTATGTGGTACAATTACATCACCACTAAGTCCACCTTTCTCTGTTGGAACAGTATTGCTTGCATGTATTTGATTATAGCCTAGTTTAACTATTTTGTCAAGTTGTTTGTTTGTTATATTTGGTGGCACTTTTACAATACACCACTTGCGTTCGTCTTTAGCAAAACTTTTTGTTAAGTTTGGATGTTCGTCTACATTTGGACAACTTATGTTAAGTTCTAAATTCATATGTTTGGGTACTATCTCATACAGTATCCGCCAGTCATTTGGTTGTAAACTAGCAATACTCATTACATTGCGTGGTGCAGTATTTTCTATTCCTTCAAATATTCCTGGGTTACGCAAACCCAATTTGTTGCGCCAGCCAGTTTTAGTATATCTAAGTGTTTTGATAATTTGTTTTGCTAGTCCAGGACGTGGCTTCACCGTAAATGTTCCAGTAACACTGACTATTGGTTTACCACTTAAAAAATTTGTATACTGCAAATAATTTCCAAATGGCGCACTAATAAAATACATTAGCCACCGCCTTGAAGGAAATGTGTGTCACGTGGACAGCTACTCACCAGTAAAGCGAACAACGGATCTGGTGCTTGTTTTGGATCTATGTTTTCTAGTTTTACAAACTTTTCTTGTATCATAAATGCATCTTTTTCTAACTGTCGTCTACATGTAACTTCTAAATATGTACCGTCATGGTACTGTAGAAAATGTACCAGTTCATGTACTAGTACTACTTCAAAAAATCTATCTTCAACCATATGCTGTGTTGGTGTGCTTCGAATGTATATAGTATTAGTATCATCGTTGTAGTAACCTGCTATATCACATTGTGGTCTTGTATCTAAATATACACCCGCACATATTTCTTTTTGTTCATTGATTATGATGTCGGGATAATCCCATCCTCCATATACATGATCAGTATGCTCTTCTATAAATTCTACCATGCCAGGTACAAGTGCTTGTAGATGACTTACTCGTGCATCTGCAAATACCAATGTAGGAAATAAAAGTATAAACAAAAATACTCTAATCATCTAATTCTTTTTCTACCTTAACTGATCCTTTTACACCGCATCGAGGACAAAACCAGTGTCCTCTATCGATGCATTCTTTATCGTTCATTGTTGCGTATGTGAAGTAAGCCTTGCACTGAGAACACGTTATGTGATAGATGTATTCTAAGTGTGCTTTAAACATCAGTGAATGGGCTCTACTTCTACGATTTCGCATGTTGGAAATACTTTTTGTATTTTGTTGGTTGCTCCAGTTTTACCACTCGCTGGTACAACTGCTTCTCCGTGTCCACCTGAAATTGTAACATCAAAATCATCAGTAGGACCTTTATTAATCTTTAATACTTTGCCTGTTGGCAAATTAAAAAGTACTTTGTACTTTAAGCCAGTAGGAAAGTCTACTACATTACTCATAGTTTTCTCCATTAACGTGTTGTATACTCCAACACACTTCTATCACCAGTCCATATTCCCATAATGTCCTTGGGATCAAGTGCATAGAGCTTTTTGCCTTGAGGATGATCTACATCAAATCCTCTACTCCAGCGACCATGTGCAACTGCAACTAGGTCACCTTCTTTGATATCATTTGTAACTTCATTGTCTGAACCTACGCTATGTATCTCAAAGAATCTTGTTTTAATTCCGCTTTGGTCACCATCATCATCTAGTGTAATGATACCACCTTTTGTTTTTCCTTCTCCAGGAGGGTTGACAAAAAACCCTAATACACTGTGCTTAACTGCTCTAATGTTTTTCATACTATACTCCTTCTATGATTTGTTCGAGTGTTTGTAAAACTTGTTCGCTTGTATCTCGCATTGGATACTCTGTGAGTATCGCTTGTTTGATTGTGTTTCTAGTAAAGTCTAATGCAAAACGTTCTCCTGTTTCTGGATTCATTCCTGTGTTTACTAAAAATACATTACTTCCATGTTGTTCAACTTTGTCCATCAACATATCACTATATGTTTGTACACTTCTGGGCATAAACGGTGATCCATAACAAGGACTAAGTGTACGTTTAATTTCTGTTACGCCATCTTCTGTTCCTGGCATAGTACTGGTATATCCCGTTTCAAAAAAGCGTCTCACTGCATCACCACTTATTCTACTGATAGCTGGAAACACACCTTCTGCGTCCATTGTTAAAAAGAATATGTTGTCTGCATGACTAAAGTTACTACGTTTGTGATAGGCATTTTCTACGCAACTAATTGGATAACTCAATCTAGCATTTGCCGCATCAGGATTTTCAATAACCAATGTTTCTCTTCGTCTCGCTTCTTCAACTGCATTAAAAATAGTAGGATGTGTCTCAGGTGTTAAGCCTTCGCTTTTGGCATAGCAACCTGTTTCGACCATTCTAATACCCATGTTGCTCCATACTACTTCGTCATCACTAATAAGTTTGTATTCGGGATCGCTCGACAATGTTGTTTTGCCTGTGCCACTTAATCCAAACATTAGGTTGGTTGTTTTACGATATGTAAATGCTCCGCAATGCATTGGCAGTCTATCAAACTTGGGTAATTCAAAACTTACAATACCAAATACACCCTTTTTAATTTCACCTAAAAATGTTGTACCTGCAATTAGTAATATCTTCTTATCCAAATGCACATATATTTTAGGTTCCATTTCAATTTCAGTGTTGTGCCAAATAGTCCAATCACCTTCTTGGTCTTCAGCTGTAACCTTAAACATGTTCCAAACAAATTGTTTGTGACGTGCATCATTTGTGTGTAGTGTAAAATTAGTTCCTACTGTTTCAAAGTTCATAGGATCTAAGTAATTCTTTTGACTTTGCAATAGTGCATAAAAATTAGCAAAGTCTTCACCTTTGCCTATCTTGTTAAACTTAGGTCGTGTCAAATCCAAGTCTTTTGTTTGTTCACCGAAAAAGTATTTTTTATCCGGTGAACGACCAGTGGGGCTGGTCGTTATGCTTATGTTGGTCATTATTCCTCATCAATATTAATTTCGAGCGTTTCAATGCTTCCGTCGTCATATTCGATTTCAACGTATTTGGTTCCATCGTCTCTTGTGCGAGTAATTTTACTTATTGCTTCTGGTTCTTCACTAAACTGTTCTTCTAAATTTACCACTTCAGGATCTTTAAAAGATTCAGTTGGTTCCGGAGTACTATCTGGTTTTACTGCGGTTTGTTTAATTTCTTGTTGAATAGGCTTGGGATCACTAATTGGCTGTTGTACTGGAGGTGTAACTGTGTTCTGATGTGCAACTGCAATATCTTCTGCCTTCATCTTAACAGATCCATCTTCGTTTAATCTGTCACCTCTTGCATTCATAGGAACATTGCCTACAGCTCTAGTAGTTTCATGTTGTGCCGCCAGTGCCGCCATATCAATCATGCCGCCTCTTGCTGTTTTGGTATTTCTCATCTTAGAAACTCCTTGTAGTCTAAATTATATTTAATGCTGTCTACTTTGTGTACACCTATCAAATATAATATGTAGCTGGATACGCTTGATCCTCTTCCTACACCCCACATGATATTATTACTTTTTAATTCATTTACCATGTATACTAGGAATTTTAACATTGGAAACATATCTCGGCTTTCAAATTCTTGGAGTTCTGCAACTACACGTTGATACTGTTCTTCATTTTTTGTTTTACTTAGCAAGTGATCAATTATATTCAACTGTTTATATTCGTCGGGCATACACCAGTTTTCAGCGTTTTTGTAACTGTACTTATCATTTGAGTCTGCGGGTGTTTCATAATCTATAACATCATTAAACTTAAACAAACTGCAAAAATGATTATAAGTATCAATTTTTTCTGTATCTTTAGTAACAATTCTACTAACTGCTTTGCCTTGTAGTAATCCTTCTACTAGGTCATTTTCATTAACAACCACTTCACTTAATGCTGTCATTTTCATCCTATATTTAATACATCATCGTCGGGATCTTTCCCTTCGTCGATTCTTTTGTCACGTTCTCTTTTTAATGCATCTTGTTCGCTTCTGGCTTTTATTTCGATACTGACCATTTCGATCATATTTTGTATCTGACCAGCTGGTCCTGACATTCCCATACTATTAGCTTGTCCCAACTTTTGTCGCAATTCGATTTGCTTTTCCAATAGTTGTTCCATATTTAAATTTTCAATATCTAAAAACATAACACACTATAACACACTTCTTTGGTTGAGTCAACAACAAACTCATATTATAATCCGTTGGGGACTATAATATAATGTATAGAAAGTACAACGCCTACTGACGCACCCAATCCTATCATCATTTTAATAAAGTCTTTGGTAATAAGTGGAAATACAGTTTTGAACTTGTGCTTGCCAGTAACAGTTGCCATAGCAAGTTCTCGTCCACATAGTAGTCCTACAAATACCCAAGTTGTTGACATTGGTATATCATTTAGTTCCTTAAAGAAGTACAGTATTACAAAATAAACACAATCAATAATTGTAGCACTACGCACATATCTTGTGTTGTGCTTTTCAATTACAATCTGTTGTATCTTGCCTCCACCTTCTCGAAACATATATCCTAATCCAAATACAAACATTGCACTGATTAGAATCATTAGGTCCCATGGTATTTCTCTTGGTAAGAACACAGCAATGTTTGCCATGTCATGTGATAACCAAGTGAACCATAAGAAGCCTGTTGTAAACCATTGTGCAATACGCCAATAGTTTTTATGTTGTTCTTTAACAGGCTTTGCTTCGTCTAGCAGTTTGCTAACTACTAGCCATATAGCATATGCCGCTACAGCCGCAACTGCATATCCCATCATGCTTTTAACAAGCATTTTTTCCAATACAAATGTACTAGCAAATGCACTCAGCACTAAGAAACTTGTGCTAACTGGTACACCTATTCTTGTTAACAATAACAAGAGTGCAGGTGCCATTGCGTGATACCATTGTATCTCCTGGAATGGTATTTTATTCAAACGTCCGTAACTTATGTCACCTCCATTCATATACCAACCATACCACAAAGTATAAAGGAGAACTGCACTTGCCGCTCCCCACATAACTTTCCAATTAAATTTATCGTTGTTTGATGCAATCCATGTACCTAGTGTTTGTACACTATCGTTTGCTATTACTGAATAACCGGCGAATAAAAATCCGACGAACATCCATAACGTCAATGCGTCCATATAATTTCTCCTATGCTTGATGGCTTTACCCCATCGCTCACATGTTGAGTTGTTGTTGACTCATGGTTATTTAACTGTTTATATTACTACACTATCTAAAAGGTGTCAATTCTTTTGGATCAACATCAATAAATCTAACTATACTATTAATGTCGTTGACTTCTACATCTAGTTTTTTACAACTAAGTCTCATCGAACCTTCATACGTTTTTTGTGTCGGTGATTTTACATTACGTTCAATTGTACGTTTGGCTTTAAGGCACTCGCTTAAACCATCTCTTACTGTGTATTCTTTTAGTTCCAATGGACTACCAAAGAACATTAGTAATACGATTGCTCCTTCTACTACCATGACTAACCTCCAAGACTTTCTGTAACGCTACTAGCTTTGACTTGTGGGGCTTCGTCTGTGTCTAACAAACGAATAATATAGTCATTGCCATCTGCATCCTTACCAACTTCTACAAGTCTCTTTTGACAAGTATATCTGTAAGGTTCATCACCGTCGTGTGTTTTTTGTGCTATTCTTTTTTCTCTCAAACAATCTGCCATTTTGTGGTATCCAACGTGTGAGGCTACTTCACCGTTCACATACAATAACAGTGTGATACATACCATTTCTATCATCTTAATTTCCGTTCTTTAACTCTAGTTGAGAATCTTTAATTTTCTCAATAGCTTCTTCCAACGAGTTTATTCTTTTTTCATAAAACTCCATAGTCAATTTTTGTTGTTGGTCGAAGGGTGCTTGTCCAGTTTCTATCTCGGTAGTGAGTTTTTCAAGTTCGCCGGCAAGATGTTCAATTAGCATGAACTGTTCAGAGTCAGCAGGCAAGGAACCCATTTCACCACGAGGCCATTTGATACGAAACTCTGTATTCTGTTCCAAATCACTTTCCATCATAGTGATACTGGTTTCAATTTGATTTAATCGTTCGATTATTCCGAAGTATGCCCATGTGCCAACCGCCGCGGCGGCTATCATTGATAGTATATTACGCAAGGGCAATGATACTTCAGTATTCTCTGAGATCTTTGCCATCCTTTTACATCTTTCTGCTGTCTGTTCGTAGTATTTATGTTACATTTTAATAAAATGCCTATCCGTCAAAGTTTTGACCGGTGAATCAATTTGACGGACAGAAATCGACGGAATTTTGACGGATTATTCTCTATTTCCAAGCAACATCAGTAGCATTTGGAACAAGTTAATAAAGTTTAAGTACAAGCTAATTGCAAACTTAACTCCGTAACGTTCGTCTCTTGTTTCGATAAAGATCTGCTTTGCAGTCTGTGTATCATATGCAGTTAGTCCGGTAAAGATTAGTACACCAATAATACTAATAGCAAACATCAACGCACTGCTAGCCATAAAGATGTTTACAATACTTGCAACAATGATACCAATTAATCCAATAAACAAAAAACTTCCCCATGAGGTTAAATCTCTATTGGTTGTGTATCCATATAAACTAGCACCTGCAAATGTAGCACTGGTTATAAAGAACACTTGTGTAATACTCATTGCTGTATACACTGCAAAAATGGTACTCAAGCTCACACCCATAAGTGTGACAAAAGCATAATAAAATAGTGTTAGTTTTTTAATATCCCAATTTTGTCCTGTAAAACTATACCAAAAAATCATTCCCAATGGTGCGAACATTGCTACATAAAGCAAACTGCCCATGGAGTATAGTAGTCCACTGCTATAGGTTAACCATGCAACTGCACCACTTAGTGCTAGTCCGCTAGCAGTATGGTTGTACATTGACAACATCAGTTGCCTCAATCCCTGATCAAATTCAGCGTCTTGTCTTGCACCTAGTACAGCTCTTTCAAGTTGATTCATTATAAATCTCCTTCTTTTCTATTTTCACTATAATGCACATCAAACTCTCCTCCTGGATAACGTGCTTTTAGTTTATTTACATTTTCAGCAATAACATCATTTGGGTCAATGCCTAATGCACGACAACTGTTCATCCAGTACCACATGATATCACCCAGTTCACGTTTAGCATGAAACTGTGTATCAGCATCCAATGGCTTGCCTTGGAATATGCACTTCTTTACAATTTCCATAAACTCTCCGCCTTCGGCACTGATGCCTACTGCACCAGTTAATAGCAGTGCCATGTTAACACCACTTTGTTCTAAACTTTGTAGTTGGTTACACAGTTGTTCAGTTTGATTACTCTGATCACTGGTTACGCCTTCCACAAATTCTTTGTACTTGTTTAAGTCTACATTATTCATAATTACCTCTTTCATTTTACTAATAATAAACTAGATTGTATTGTCTGTCAAATCTAATTTTCTAAAAACATTTCTTTTAGAATTTCCATAGTAAGTCCAACTGTCTTTACTACATTCTTTCCTACATGTGGGTGTATCAAAACTTTTTTGAAACTCTGTCATGAATTCGCTTTGTGTAATTTCTTTTGATGTATGCAATTTTAAATTTATACTATCCATCGAAAATCCATTACGACTCGCCCAATCATGCAAATCTTTTCTTCTTTCATATAACCAACAACAAGGCCACATTTCACCTGTAGCACTTATGTAGGCTTTACCTGCTGTTTGTAAACATTTAGGAGACATTCCAGTCAATGCTTTTCCTTTCTTGTTCATTATCAAACCATGTCTGACCGTAGTTACGCAGACTTTTACTAGAATGAAATTCGTCAAACCCAAGCTGTTTACTGAGTGTTTGAGCTTCTTCAACCTGATGTTCGTTGTATGGAAAGATCAACATTTGCCAAATCAATTTAGGTCTTTGTTTTGCATTTACTAGTGTTTCAATGCCTTGCACAATATCTTTCCATCTTGAATTCTTTCTATAAATGTGATTTGTATCTTCTAATCCATCTATACTAAAATTAAAAGAAATATTATCTGTCCAAGGCAACTTGCTGAGTTGTTCCCACCACTTACGCTTTCTAAAACTTCCATTTGTTTCAACTTTAATTCTTTTGTTGAATTTGGTCGCTCTCTCCATTATTTCAATAAAGTCCGGATGATAAATTGGATCTCCATAAGCACCAGCAAATATTAGTTTGTGATAATCATTGGATTCGATTTGATCAAATACAAACTGTTTATCTATGTGACCATAATCCCAAGTTGTATCATTTTCTTTCTTTTTATATGTCCTTGGGCAACCCGGACATTCAATGGTACACTTTGTTGTAAGTTCAATTTGCAGTAACAGTTCATTCATCCGATTCCCAATTCTCAAGTTTAGGAAGCTCCTGTATTTCTTTAAGATATATATCTTGGGGTGAATTCGGACTGCCACATATTTCGTCTATTTTAACATCGCCAAATCCTGGTTTTGTTATAACTGTAATGCCACAATTACGTTCATTTGTTCCATAAGGGTAATCACTAATATCTATACTACCATTATTTTTCTGTCGTAAATCTGCAATAAATTCTCTACAGCCATCTATTACTGCGGTATCATGAAATGCAACAATACCATTGGGATTCATAAAAGGCCATACATTAAAGAAATCATTTTTAATTCCATCATAACTATGACAGCCGTCTATAAATGCAAAATCAATACCAAGTGTGAAACGAGTTTCTAGTTCTTTTCTAAATGTGTCTTGGTCTTTTTGTGTATTGATTCTTACAAGTGCAAAACGTTCTCCTATAACGGATAATTTTTCTTGTACATGTTCTAGTGACCCCATTTGTGCAAATTGACCATGTACACCATGTGTGTCCCACATATCAAATCCTGTGTACCAAGATTCAATACCTGTGTCTTGTGTGTTTTCATTTAATGCACTGTATATTGCACAAGCCATACCGCCTCGAGCAACTCCTATTTCTACTGCTATTCTAGGACGTTGTAATTTAATTAAGCCGTTTATGAATGACCATTCTTGTTTAGTACTCATTTCACTTCAATATCCAAGTGTTTACCAATCTCTGCTTGAGCGTGTAATACTTGTGCATTCCTAGTATAAATTGATAGTGCTTCTAGTCTTGCATAATATGCTTCCAGCATTAGTTTGTCTAGTATTACTTTTTTATTATAGTGTTCTTGTGTACGATTCTTTTTATTATTAAAGGCTTCTAGTTTTTCCTGCGCCATTCTAGCATCAGCATTAAATGGCTGATGCATACTAGTACTTTGTAACATGGGTTGGTTGACTATTTCCGTCATACATAGATATCCATTTTACTGCCTCTGCGCCATTCACCTTCACTTGATCGCATTTGTGTTCTATGTTCATCCACTATCTCTTTAACAGGTTTAACAGCATCTGGTAGTTCGTTACGTCCTACTGGAATTTCTTGGTACACTGTTCTATCCACAGGCGGAACATAATAGTGTTGATAAAAACTAAGTGGACTTATAGCTGTCATATTAACCTCTCATACTTGCCTCTACGATATTACTTATGTTACTAGCAATTTGGGTTTCGAAGTAGGGGTCTTCATCAGCATAACATAATCCTTCACTCAATGCTCTGCTGAAACTGGCTTGCATATTTTTGTTAAGTGATAAACGCAGACATGCTTGTTCTAAACTATATCCACCGCTGAGTCCAACAATTCGCTTTACTTTATTATCTTCAAAGTCATTCAGTTCTAAATATGTATTGGGCGTATCAGGAAGTGTTAATTTTAATATACAAGAACCATTGAATCTATGCAAATGCCATACTAAATCTTTTGCCAATTGATCTTCAATAATTTGTTTATTCATACTGTTAATAGGAATTTCCGGCTCAACTATAGGCATCAAACCTGTTAACGAAATTTCCTCTGCTAGCTTAAATTGCTGTGTTAATACATCTTTAATTGTCTCTGTAGTATACACAATACTACGCATCTTAGTTCCATAACACTTGTTGGCTATTGCATACTCAATCATTTCTTGAACGTCAAATTCTTTGAGCAATCCAGTATCTTCTGTACCGCTGTCTATTTTTAAAATAGCATTAATACTTTTCTTTTTAAGTTCCGGTACTGCGCCTCGCTCTACACTATCTCTGTACAGTATAGCGGCATCAATATTTCTAGAATTAAATGCTTCACTATTGATCATACGCATACGAAACGCATGGATTTTTTCCATTTTATCTTCTTCAGTCCATGGCTGTCCATAAGTGTCTAGTACACCTCCAGCACTGCCTCCACTGTTATCCATTGCGGCTATAAAAGTCATGTTCAATTTACTCCTATTTTTATAAGTTGATGTGATGTGTCTACCAACCGGCATGAAAAACTCCATTCATTATCATACCATGCTAACACACGAACACAGGTTTTGTCAACCACTCTTGTTTGTTCGCTAGCAAAGATACAACTTTGTTTAGTGTGATTAAAATCTACACTTACTAATCTCTCCTGAGAGTATTTTATAATACCTTCCATCTCGTGTCTTGAAGAATTCCATATACTAAGGTTTACCATACTTTCATCTACTTCACGTTCTACATTTAATGTAAGGTCAACTGCACTTACATTGGGTGTTGGTACTCTGATTGCACTGCCTCGTATTTTTCCTTGCATCTCAGGTATTACTAATCCAAGTGCATCTGCGGCTCCTGTGCTAGTGGGTATCATACTCATAGCCCCTGCTCTAGCTCTATACAAGTCTTTGTGCCGTCTATCAACTGTTCCTTGGTCACCAGTATAACTGTGTATTGTAGTCATTTGTCCGTTGATAATTTTAAGTTTATCATTTAATACTTTGACCAATGGTGCTAAACAATTTGTTGTACAACTGGCGTTACTAATAATACTATCGCTAGGCAAGATGTCTTGGTGATTAACTCCATATACAACTGTTCTATCTACATTTTTTGCAGGAGCACTTATAACAACTTTTTTTGCTCCATTTTCAATATGCTTGTATGCTTTTTTACCGTCATTGAATGCACCAGTACATTCTAATACAACGTCACAACCAGTCCAATCAAGTTGATCTATATCTCTAGTGTGACTCCAATCGCAGTCTAAATCACCTTTCCAGCGACCATGTACACTATCATACTTTAGCAAGTGCATGTTTGTGTCCACATCACCACTTGCATTTATTTTAACTATTTCTATATCAGGTCTGTCTTCAATTATATGTCTTGTAACACATCTTCCTATTCTACCAAAACCGTTAATCCCTACCTTCATCTCTAATTCTCTTTTTCTCTAAGCTGAGTTTTTCTTTAGCACTCATTGCATATGCGGCTCCTGCCAAGAGAACAATAGCACCTGCTTCCGCTAAGAGTGTTAGTGGTTCTCCGTCTTTACTGTGTAGAATAATCAATCTACATAACGCTGTCATTGCAATAATGATTGGCAGTGTAACTGGTATTCTGTTGCTGATATAGTAGGCACCCACCATGCCTACAATTTCTGTGTAAATGAATAACAAAAATAAGTCTGCTAGTTCAATGTTTCGTAGTAACCACATATCCCATACTTCACAAGCGGCGGCTAGCACAGTTAGCCCGCCAATGCCGCCTAGCATTAGTTTTTCGGTAATTGTTGTGGTCCAGTGTAATCTTTCGTTTAACTTATCTTTCATCTTGTTCTTTCAAATAAGGTATATAGTTTTTTGCAATTTTGTAATGAAAATCATAATTATAATGCTCTTCATCAATTTTATATTCTTGTATAGTATTTGAGAACCATTGCTCTACATGCATTTTATTATCACTTTTGTAATTTGTCAATGGACCAAAGTAATCAAAATTTTCTGGTATAAAAACTCTATCATTCATACTAAACAAATACCAGGGTATGTTTCGTTGTTGACATAATCTATCTATTATAAAAAGATCACTGCACACTTGTCTATATTTTAAATGTGTTAGTTGATTATGCCATAAGTTTGTGTAATAGAAATTTTCATTTTCTTCCGGGCCTCCCATTGTCCTACCTTTAAAAGGTTCATAGTGTTCTGTTTTAACATGCATATTGTATTCTGTATATAATGCATCAGTTTCAATGATAGTATCGTCCGTCCACCTATCAGTTAAACTATACCTATTAGGACCAATGGCAAAATGATTTGTTTGTAAACCATTAATAAACCAATCTTCAGAAACATTTGTGGCTAGCAAGTATCTGGTCCAATATGTAAATTGAATAAAAACTTCGTCAACATCATCATAATAATCTAACAGTGTTTTTATAAAGGTAACATATTTTTGATTACTGCAACCAGGCATTGCGTATATTGCTACCGGTTTTTGATTTAGTTCGCTGTATATTTCAGCATAGTTGTTGGATTGCCAAAACTGTTTGTTGTCATAACCACATGTATGACTATCTCCAACAAAAATACTTCTCATTCGTAAGTTTCGCCTGTACTTCGAAAGAAGTTTTCGCTCCAAAATGCTTTGTCATCAATCCAAACATCGTAATGTTCTTTTTTACCAACACTAAGTTCATGATGCTTTGCACCCCAACTGTCTAGTTGACTTTTAGTAAGGTCATAGTAGTCTACCATACTTACTGCGCCTCTGGCTGTCATATACTTGATTGTATGCCCTGCATCATATAGTGCATTTACTTTGGCAATACGATCCATCATAGGTTCATGTAGTGCATAATTTTTCTTACCATCTGGTTCGAATACCTCGTTACAAATGGTTCCGTCAATGTCTATAATATATCTCATTTGAATAAACTGCTTACACTTTCTTCGTTTGTGATTCTTCGCATAGCTTCTCCGAAAAGCTCTGCAACTGTTACTTGTCTAATTTTTTTACTTGTATTCTGCATAGGAATACTATCACTAATTACTAACTCTTCTAGCACACTATTGTCAACCTTTTTAGTTGCACCATTACTAAGTACGCCATGTGTAATGTATGCTCTAACACTAAGAGCACCTGCATCCATAATTGCTTTAGCGGCATTACACAATGTACCGCCACTGTCTACAATATCGTCTACTAGTATTGCATGTTTATCTTTAACTTCGCCAATTAGGTTCATAACTTCTGCTACACCTGCTTTGGGTCTACGTTTATCAACAATAGCAACATCACCATAAAACATTTCTGCAAACTTTCTTGCACGAACAACACCGCCAGCATCTGGGCTAACAAACACTGTGCCTTCTGTACAGTTTACGTTTCGTTTGATATCTTTGGCAAAGACCACCCTGCTGGTAAGATCATCCACAGGAATATCAAAGAAACCTTGTATCTGACCAGCATGAAGATCCATAGTCAAAACTCTATCTGCACCTGCTTTGGTAAGCAAATCTGCAACTAGTTTTGCAGTAATAGGAGTACGACTTGCACTTTTCCTATCCTGTCTTGCATATCCATAGTATGGCATAACTGCTGATATACGTTGGGCACTGCTACGTTTTGCAGTATCTATCATAACCAGCAACTCCATTAAACTTTCGTTTACAGGCATGCATGTACTATTCACTAAAAAAACATCCTTGCCCCGGATGTTCTCTTTTATTTCTACTAATATTTCACCGTCACTAAATCGTGTGACATCTGTGGGAACTAATTCTGTAAAGCAGTGTTCGGCAACCTTTTGAGCAAACGTAGGGTTGCTACCGCCACTAATGATTTTCATCATAAGACCTCTCTTTTAGACGTTAAAACTTTCGCCACAGCCACATGAGGCTGTCGCGTTTGGATTTTTGACAACTAGATAGTTGCCGCCAAGTTCTCTTATATAATCAACTGTACAACCGAAAACAAACATTTCGCTCATTGGGTCAAGTTCTAGAATATCGTCTATTACTTTTCCTTCTGGCTCATCTGTAAAGTCCCAATCATACTTAAATCCACTACAACCACCACCTTGTACTGCTAATCTTACATATTGCTTTTTGTGTTGTAGTAACATTTCTTGCAAGTAACTTTTAGCTGATTCGGTAACTGTTAATGGTATCTGCATTTTACTTCTCTATTGGTTCTGGTACAATACCACGCTCTGTTAGCATTGCTCTGTTATTTAAGTGTGCTTGTGCAATATCATCTTTTGACTGTCCATGATATGCTGTTGCATGTCCTTCACTAATCATTTGTTCATTAATATTTGTACCGTCTACTAGTACTGTTCCTAGTATGCGTCCGAACTTGCCTTTTTCATTATCAACTACAGTTTGCACAATAATCTCTTCACCTTTAATGTGTTTATATAGCCAATCTTTTGCAAGCAAGCCATATGCTTTTTCTTCTAAATCTCTTGTACGGCTCTCTGGTGTATCTATTCCTAGCATACGCACTCTGCCTTCCAGCAGTACATCGAATCCTAAGTCCAGTATACAGTCAAATGTGTCTCCGTCAACCACTTTTGTTATTTGTTTAACCCGAAAGTTATATAGTTCTACTTCACTCATTGCTCACTCCTCTTACAGAGTATTTATGAGTAACTCCTCTACTTTTCGGTATCCAGCTAACAAGTCTCCCGTGTCGTTTCGAAATAGATCTTTGTCAAAACTTTCATTTTGTTTATTCCACAAACGCATTGTGTCAGGACAAATCTCATCTGCAAGTAACAGTCTTCCTTCCTTGTCTAATCCGTATTCTAATTTAAAATCTACCAGTTGTAGTTCTACCCTACGAAACAACTGTGTTAGTATATTATTAATTTTCAAAGTGGTGTTTCGAATCTCAGACAATGTTACAGTATCTGTAATACCCAATGCTACAATAGCATCATCACATATAGGCGGATCAGCTAGTGCATCATCTTTTACACACCATTCAACAATTACATTTTTTAGACTAGTGCCAACTTCTACACCATACCTTTTACAAAATGTTCCTGCCGCTCTATTGCGTACAACAACTTCAATTGGAATGATATCCAACTTATGACAACGGTGTTCTCTTTTTCCATTTAATTCAATAAAATGTGTTTCAATTCCGTGTGTATGTAAATGACCTAATAATTTTGCACTAATACTTGCATTCAATACACCTTTACCTTGAAACACTGCTTCTTTAGCTCTGTTGCCTGCTGTAGCATCATCTTTAAAATACATCATTACAGTATCTTGTGTATGCTTAAATACCTTTTTGGCTTTACCTTCGTAGAGTAATAAGTTATTCATATGCTTTCCCTAATTTGTTCAATAGTCTTAATAGGATCGTCACTTTCTGTAATAGTTCTACCAATAACTAGATAGTCGGCACCCATACTAATTGCTTGTTTAGGTGACACCGTTCTTATCTGTCCTTTGTTTGTTCCTATCCCAGGACAAACTTTTATCATATTTTGTGTGTAAGGCTTTACCACTGCCAAGTCTGCAGGGCTACATATCATACCACTAAAGCCGTACTTTTGTACTCGTTCAATGTTGTCTCTCCACATTGCGTCTGCACCCTTGGGCAAATAGTGCAATATGTTTAACAAGTCACTGCCACTCCAACTGGTGAGGTATGTAACGCCTAGTAGTTTAATTTGATTTGAGAATTGTTCAAGTTCTTCAAATACTGCTTCATTATTGTGTGTGCATATAGTTGTCATTGTAGCGCCTTTGTCTACAATTTTCTGTACAACTTGCTTTACAGTATTTGGTGTGTCCCACAGTTTACAGTCAACAAATAGTTCTTTGCCTTCTGTGTAATCTTTAATGTAAACACTTTGACTCCACAGTGTGTGATTAGTTTTAAATCCGTCTACGTGGTGTCTTAATTTTGCCGCCATTTCCAATGCATCCAGTGGATTAGTATAATCTAATGCGACAATGATTTTCATTCTTCCGGTCCTGGTTCTCTACTTACTAGTTCTGCTTTACCTTCTTTGCCGTTCCAGTCATCTGCATTTGGCAAGGGATCTATTTGTTCTGTTATGTTAGGCCATATCTCTGACATCTCTGTATTAAACTGTAACCACTTTGCGAGATCAGGTGTCATATCAGTATCCGGTACAATAGCATCTGCAGGACATTCTGGTTCACAAACACCACAGTCTATACATTCGTCTGGGTGTATAACAATCGTATTCTCGCCAATGTAGAAGCAATCCACAGGACATACTTCTACACAATCTGTAAACCTACAATTTACACATTTTTCATTTACTATATACGTCACTGAGCATCAATAATTTCTATAATAAGTTCTTCTTTTTTCTTTCTTCTATCTAGCTCTAACCCAAATTCACTTTTTGCTAATTCCTCTAACTGTACTTTAGTTTTTTTAGACAAGGTATTTTTTGTGTATGTTTTATGCTCACTTGAGTTTTGTATACTGCCTGTAATAACTAGTTCTTTTGTAGGAGTAGCATCAGTAAACCTAATGTCATTTGGCACATGCCATTCATCATCTGGTTTAATACCAAATATTTGTTTAATCCATTTCATTCCCATATTCCTAATATCATCTTAGTTTCTTCGCTCATCATGTCAGGACCAAATGGCGGAGTAAAAGTTGTTATAATATCTACTGCACTAACTCCGTCTACTCTAATTGTGGCTCCTTCAATGTCTGCAATTATTTGATCTGCAAATGGACAGAAAGCACTGGTTAATGTATGTGTGACGGATACTTTAGGCAAGTGTTCTAAGTCAATATCATAAATTAATCCCAAGTCATAAACATTTATGTCAATCTCAGGATCATATACAGTTCTTAGGTTCTCGACTATTTCTCCGCCAATTGCTTCTTTATCCATTGGTGTTTGCCATTAGTTTAAGTGTTAACATATCTTCTTTTTTACGAAACCAAACTTCGTATCCGTGTTGCGACTTTCGAAACCCTCCATACTTTGTACCAAACATGTTTTCTAATAGACTATGAAAACCTTTTGATCCTTTGGAGCTTCTGTTAAAGATAGAACAATAGTATCTATCTTCCATTTGCCAATTTGCACACCATTCTAAATCTTGCATCTTAACCTTCATATATTGCTGAGTTAGCACCATGTTCTGCACATTCACAACTTACAACCCAGCAACGTCCATCACTCATCTCATTAACAATTTCTTGTGCTTTGTTGTATGCATGTTCTGCAAACTTTTCTACACCAACACCATCTAAGATGTTTAGCTCTGCAAGTCCTGCATCTTCTAAGGCACGAAAGTTATCCAATGCCCAATCTTTACTGTCCAGTACAACTTTATGATCAAAGTTATCTTCTAACCACTTCTTGAGTGGTTTCAATCCGCCAAAGTCAACAACCCAATTTTTGTTGTCTAATTCGTTACAACTGAATGTAAATTTAAATTGCAAACTGTAACCGTGTAAGAAACGACAGTGTGAATGATCTGCATGTGGTTGTCTAAAACAAGCACTCAACCCAATGTTATGCCCGTATGTTTTTGTACTAAAATATTTTCCCATATTGTTCTCCTATGTAATATGAGCGGCAGAATTAGAAGGGTTGACGCTAAGTCCTTGTGTATTATTTATATTAGCATATAATTTAGAATATGCAACCTGAATTGCTTTGGCTTGATAGTAACTATCCTTGAGTGCATTGTGCAAATCTGTTTGCATATCTTTCCTTGGATCTCTTGGAAGTAAACTGATAAGTGTTCTACCATCTCTCACTTGCCAAAAGTTCCAAGGGATTGGTAAGGACATTTGACGATACAGTGTTTCCACTATTGTAACATCAAAACCATATCCATGACCCCAAAGTACATCAACACCTACCATCCATTTGGTCATATGGTTTAGAAAGTGTACCAGCCCGACTCTGTCATCTTCTCCAAAGGCTTCTTCCATTATTGCGGGGTCTTGTTTAGTCCACCAATCTATAGTTCCTTGGTCTTGTGATCTACCAAGACGATCTTGTTCATCTACATCCAATCGATAATAGAAATCACTATGTGGCTCACTGTTGTTATCTGGATTAAACTTTACGCCACCTATAGTTAATATAGTTGCGTATGGATCAGTTGCCAGTGTTTCTAAATCTATCATTGCATGAATAGCCATATGTTATCGCCTCATACTTGCAATATCTTTTGCATCTTCTTTCTTGTCTGCAAATATGGGTACCATATTGCTCTTGTGCATTGTAGCAATACCTAGTAGCTGACGTTCGCCACTGTATGTCATACTTTCTTTTGCAGGTCCATGTCCACAAATGTTGTCACTAGTAGGCAAGCCTCTAGCACCTTCTCTATAATCTGGAATTGAATTGACCGATTTACCAGCATGTTTCTTTGCCGCAAGTTGATCAGGGTGAACACCTTTCTTACGCAACCATTTTTCATGCTCTGCATTTGCTTTTGCTTGCTTTGCGTTGGGCTTTTTCTTTTTACGATTGTACTGAGTAGTGGTCATATACGGACCAACCAAGTGCATACTCATACTTAACTCCTCGAATATTTTACAGACTCTTTAGGGCCTGTAGTTGTGAATTCCATACCATGCATATTGCCAACATAAACTCTGCCATTCCATTTCATAGGAATCTTTTGTTTTGCTACAAATGCATCCAAGTGTTTCTCAAATCTAAAGTTGTCTATTTCGGCAAGAACTTCTGTGCCTGTATTTGTGCTGGTAACGACAGCTTCTTCAGCATACACTACTTTGTTGTTCATTGTCAACTCCAATTAGTTTAATAATTGATATCTTATACGAAATCTAACTTGTTGTCCTCTCCATGCATTAGCACCTTGTGCTTTGTTTACTCGCATAGTTAGGATAGTTCCGTTTACATTATAACTTATATCGTATTCATTTACAACTGTTCTTGTTGAGCTTCTATATTCTGTATGACACTGTGTAGCATTTTGGTACCCAACAATATTTCGAGTTTGTTGTCCAGTTTGAGAACCTTTAACAGCACCAATAGCGGCACCAATACCAGTCATTGCTTGTTTGCCACTGCCACTACCAAATTGGTTGCCAATTACACCGCCAATGATAGCACCAAGTACTGCATTACCATTATTGTTGCTTTGCCCACTATTGCCATAAATTGGAACTTGAACTTGTTTACATACATCTTTTGGTATTTGAGATGTCACTTGTGTATGCACTGGCTTTACTTGTGTTATAGTACCAAATACTATTTCACTGGTTGCATGTGCAGGCGCACACATTGCGGTTGTTAAAATTCCTATTAATACAAATAACTTTTTCATAAGTCTTGACTCCGTTCAGGGATTTCTTCATACATATGGACATTACCCTTGTTAATCCATACCTCAAAAAACTCTCTCGGCTTTAGAGCTTTATCATTATAGTGAAATCGTTCGTCTCTGTTTTCCCAGTAAGCATGCCAAAACTCTGTAGTTTTTTTAGCTTTCTCAAAAGACATAACATTCAACTCCTTGATTTACTATTAGTATAGCACTATTTACTATGATGTCAACCTAATATATTGGTGGCAGACACCACATAATTTAGTGCTATAACCCAAATAACAAGTTCTACAATAAACATTAATCTGATCTTTCTCCAACACCATAATCTATTGTTACAGGAAATCTAGGGATACCATCATTGCTCAATTCAAAGTATCTGCAAGTTGCCCAGTCTATATTTGGGTTTTCCAACAGTGTCTTTAACTGTGCTTGCGAACCTCTTAGTCCACTACTAAATGTTGTACCATCTTTCATTTTAAGAGTAAGTCTTTTAGCATATCCTGTCCAGGCACCTTGCCCTTCATGTACTTCAACTACTTCGTACTCTTCAGTAACAAACTCTTTTCTTTTAAGTAGACTCTTGCTACGTTTACACTGGTAAGGAGCATCCTGTCGTACCATCTGTCCTTCGTAACCAGCTTCTGTATACTCGCCATACAGCCTATCAATATCTGCACTGTTGTTTGCAACGTCTGTGTGTACAAGCACAATCATATTGCCCGACACATTATTAGCTAACCATACCGAACGATCCATAAACAGTTTATCAGGATCATTTTTATCATACATATCGTAGATATGATATTCAACTAGTTCTGCACTTTCTGCAATCTCTTCTGGTCTGCACTTTACTTTACGAACCAAGCTAACAATCTTTTGAAAGTCTGCTTTAAGTTCATGATTGTAAAGTTCACCATCTAATACAACATTTGGGTTAGCTTCAATGATATGCTTTACACTTTCCCAAATATGTGGGCAACTGTTAATAGGCTTACCGCCTCTGGTGTGCATACCATGCTTGTCAATTACACAACGGATACCATCTAATTTGGGTTGTGTAAATCCATCCTCAACTGGAGTTTTTGTAAAGTCGTGTGCTAACATAGGCTTGAACAGTTCGTAACTGTCAATATCATCTATGTTTGCAAAATACTCTTTGTCAGCTTTTTTAGTCCATTCAGCTTGTGCTTCGAACTCAGCTTGACCTTTAGCAGTAGTAGCATTGCTTCTACCCACATTCTTTGCTATGCTCATATTCCAAACACTGGTGATCTTCTCACCATCAACTAGACCACTAATGCTACGGATACCAGCCATATCTTCATTGTCAAATCCAACTTCAACAGTCCATATTCTAACTTTACCTTTTGAATCTCTTTTGTAAAGTGGATCTAAACTAACTATATTCTGCATATATCACTCCTTAATTGTTATATACAGTATAGCACCAAGATGTCTTGTTGTCAAGCTCTTTTTGCTAATAAAAAGTTTATTTTTGCATTACGGATTTGTCTGATGGCACGTTTAAAGCACCAGAGCGTGTAATTGTTCATAACACTTCTCCCTTTCGGTTAAAGTGCGTTCCTTCGCTAGTGCTACTTCCGTCCCTTACGGGATGAACGATTTACTTAAAAATATTTATAACTGATGTACAAGATAGACTAATAACCAAATCAACAAACCTAGTGCGACACCTTTAGCCCAAGCTATCCAGGCTACTCCATACCAACTGATGTTTAATGCTTCCTTGCCTCGTACTGTTTGTCTTTTATGCCACTCAATGAGCTTCATATCATACTCCTATGTCTGGATCCCTACCAAATCCCGGTCTTTTTGTGTTGGTTTGCTCTACTTCTATATGACAGTTTACATTACTAGTAGTATCTTTTAAAAAGTCAATAACAAGCCAACAGTCTTCTACACTTGGGAGACCGCCTTCTAATACATGGCCATTATCGTCAACTACATAAAACTTGTAGACTTTGCCGGGCCATGGTTTATGCTGGTCGATTGGAATTCTCATTTCATTAATCCTATCCAATGTGTACAGTCGTCACAGGGATCATCATATTGATAAGAACGCCAATCTTCATTGGGATCTTCCATGGTTATGTATTTATGGCTAAATATCGCAATAGATAAGTACACATATAACAGTCAAGTACAGAAAGTGCTGACGTCAAACTCACAAGGAGAACGACATGTCCAAAGAAGATAACACTGGTAAAATGGAAGTAGCAGTAAGAATATTAGGCAACGAGTTAGTTGCACTAAAAATGGTAGTAGACGATTTTAAGATAAAATGGTTAATTTATGGTGTAGTAACTATTGTGGCACTAGGTTGGGCCGCTAGTAGTTTTGGACCAGCATTATTTGATATGGTAGGAACAGGAACCAATGGGTAAGAAAAAATCAAGAGCAACTCAAACAAGTAAAGGTGAAGTTGGATCACCTATGAAAACTAAATTAAGATCTAGCGATGAAGGCTATGCTTCACAACGTATGATGAATCAGCTGAACGCATTTAACAAGGGAAAACGTGTTATGGTAACTATTAAGAATCCAAACGGAGCAGAAACTAATAAACCATATATTCGTGTACCTGCTAAGGATGTATGGAAAAGTAGTAGGAGATGAGTACATTATTCTTATTTTTATTGTTAATCAAACACAGTATATGCGACTTAGCACTACAAAGTAGATTTGTTAACAAACACGGTGATAAGAAAAATCTTACAGACCTTAAAGGTTATCTACATGCAGGTGACCACGCAATGGGAACATTTTTAGTAGCTCTACTCTTTGTAGGTATTTTGCCTGCATTGGGTGTTGCTATTGCAGACTTTGTACTGCATTTTATAATTGATTATACTAAACGCAGATACACACTTGCGAAAAACATTAAACAAAGTAATCGTAAATTTTGGTACATACAAAGTATTGACCAAATGGCACACTATGGTTGCTATTTTATTTTTGTAATAATTCTTATATAGATTCCAAATACTCTAAGGTCATCGGACCTATAACATCGACTGCTTTCATTTTACGCTGTGCAAGATAAAATTTAGTGTCATTTGCAATGTCTACCAAATCACGTTTAACACTTTTATTCATTCTTATTGAAGTCAACGTCGACGATGTGTCAGGATTCTTTAATTGTCCGTGAACCTTATCGATTAACCAATTTGGTAAGTTCATACAGTTTAGTACACTATTGTCTGGTTTGATACCAAAAGTTAACATATATTTCCATTTTTTCTTATGAAAAAATTCTTCAATCTGAGGCAAATACTCGAAGTTGTACAAGTTTACTAGTAAGCTAATTTTTACATCCAATACTTTACTTCGGTGTGAAAATATAAAGTCTAAATTTTCTTCCATTTTCTTCCAAGTATGAGGCCAGCGTATGAATTCATAATTTTTATGTATTCCGTCTGTACTGATCCTAATTCTAGCCTGTTTGGTTTTAGATAATCTACGAATAATTTCATCATTCATTACGGTTCCGTTTGTAGTAATTTGTAATTCTAGTTGAGAACAATCAATTTCATCTAATACTTTTTCAATGGGTTTCCAATTCTCTATTAACAAAGGTTCACCACCTTTTATATGAATGCTTTTTACCTTATAGTTTCTGAGAATATCAGCTGTAAGATTTGTTATATCTGCGTTTTTTGGTTGCTTGTCAATGTAGGTGTTCCAATGTTCAGGTAACTCTGCTTTTTGATACTTTGCTGATACAGTTTCTATCAGACTACTCGTATTACCGTTACAAAACACACAAGCAAGATTGCATACATTACTTAAATCTAAATCTAGTCTTAGGAAATCAAAATCTGTTTTGTCATCTTTGCTTTGTCGGTTTATCACAGTTCTAGGACTGTCTACCATTGCCTTTTCTAAATTAGTGCAATTTATACATGAAGGATGTAAGTGTGAAGGATTTTCTTTAAACCATTTTTGATAATATTCTCTAGTAGGATGTTTTAAAATGCTTTGTACATCTACTTTGATATGCTTATATTGATCTTGTGGAATCAGAGCCTTATGTGTATTACAACAAGGTCGGACATTAGTTAACAATTGATTATTTTGGTCAGGGTGAAAAGTAAGTCTGAGACCTTTATCAACATAGGCGCAGTAGTTATTCATATAGATTCTAATTTTTGCTTTATCTTGTGTGCAAATGTAGGAGCATTTCCTTTATCATCGGGATCATCTCCTATTAATTTTTTCATAAGCCAGATGCGTGATTTTACATTTTCTACTTTACGGTCATGGTCATCGGCTCTGATATCCATAAAGCTATTGTGTAACTGTTGAATTTTATTTTGTAAGTCCATATGCATATTTATGGCTTACTCATGACAACACCTCCGCAATGCAGAGGTGTGCCTAATTATTTCTTTTTCTTATTTTCTATCTTGTGTTCTTATCCATTCCTATCGTTTTGTTGTTATGTTAGTTTTGGTTAAGTTCGGATCCAGCAACTATCTCACCATTTGGTTTGACTCGTAAAAGTTTCATTGTAATCATACCCTCAAGTGCTTTTTCAATTCCTTGACGTTTTCCTTGTGTATAACCTAACCATGTGCAAAATAAACAAATGACAACGGCTATATATGATTCATATCCTACAAACATTGCTGACTCCTTTTTTTCGTTATATACTTAATATAGTATACTTATAGTAAAAAGTCAAGAGCTTAGAAGCTAAAACTTGCTCCAACTGCTGGTTTAATTTCTTCACTATCTAGATTGTATGCGCCTTCAGCAAATAGTGTTAAACCATTTACGTCTCTCTTCCAACCAAGACCAATGTTTTGTAATGCATCATCTGCATCGCCATTGGTAAACGCTGTCATACCATTCATAGAAACATTTGCTTCGTATGCAACATCATCGCCATAGGTCATTACACCGCCAACTGCTACATCACCCAAAGTATATCCACCGGCTACGCCAAATGTTGTGTCTTCTGAGTCTAAGTTAAAATCAATCACTGGATTGATAGAAGCTCCTGCTACTTCCATTGCATAACCAACCTGTACATTGCTTAGGTCTGTGACATCATCTGTCATGTCAGTAAAGCCTAAATGTAGAGATAAGTCATTAGATGCAAATCGGATACTATCGTTGTCTGCTGGATCAGCAAGTGTGTCATCGCCAACTACTTCTAGTCCTGCTCCTGGAAAGATATCTCCTTGGTCACCAACAGAAACAGTACTTGCTCCCATTGCCATTCCAAGCGTCCATCCATCAATGGCTAATCCGCCTTCGTTTGTGCTCAATAAGTTGATTGAAGCTGAAGCATTTCCTGCTACAGAAGCACCGAGGCTTAGTTCTGTTTTAGCACCAAAATCGCCGTCTGTTTGTTCAGTTACTTCAATACCAACACCGCCGGTAATTGCAACTGTAGGGGCTGAGTCTTGAGCAAAAACTGCGGTTGACATAGCTACTAGAGCTGTTGTCATTGCTAGTAAATTTTTCATTATTCTTTTCCTTAAGGTTAAAAAAAAGACGTAAGAAAGCAAATATTGTTGCTCTTCTTCGTCCAGTTATATTTAACTGTTTAAAATAAAAACCACAGTTAATAATACAATTAACTGCGGTTGTTATGTTATCTTTGTGGTTTTTATGTTACACTATTCATGCTCTCCGCCATTGCCTCTGCCATTGCGACTTTGGAAGGCGGCAAACACATGTGGCTTACGTTTGGCTGTTTCAAATGTTGCTACAGTAATTACAATGGCGGCAATCAACATAACGTGAGCCATTGCACTAATAGCAAATACAGTCCAACTGCCAACTAGCATAGCGAATGTGATACACCACATCCATGCTAGCACTTGCATAAGCAAGTGTCTTACTTGTAAGTCCGGAATGTTTTTAAGTGGACTAACATCGCTGTTCATAACACTGTTCCAGCTGTTTACTACAAATGTTCTCATTGGTGCGTATCCTTTTTCAAATATTACTCTAAGTGGGTAGTGTGCATCAGCATCATCACGAAATTCGATTGCGTCATTTACGTCATCAAACAACTTAGATACTTTGTGCGTTTTAAAGAAAGCAGTTACTCTGTACATATTCTATCCCTTAGTTTACAATTAAAAACGCAACTATTCTGTTGCCAGGTCAGTTGCCAACCCCGGAAACCTAATTAGGCTGCCATTGCCATTTCTGGCGCATAATTGTCATTTGCAATTATAGTTTTTGATCATTTTCGGAATCACCCGGCAAACTCCACTCAATTTTCATATCTGTCGATCCTAGTTCAGCCCCATCAAAAGCACACTGTATATTTTCAGCCACACGTTTATTTCTTGTTATAATCAGGATTTGTTGTTTTTCCCTAATGTATACCAAATGTCTAACTTGTGCCAACTGCCTCTCAATGTGTTTATGGTGGAGCTGTGGGGTACTGCCCCCCAGTCCAGTCTACTTCCACGTTGCTTCAACGTTTACAAGTATATTTATATACTATGTTTTAGGTATTGTCAAGTCTCAATGGCATCTTTTAATACACATTTATATTCAACGGTATCCCATTTGCCATCTGGTGGTATTAGTTGGTATATTGGAAGCATGTCATGACATTCTTTCTTAGTATCAAACCACTGCACATCTTGTGTTAAACAAGATCCGTTCAAACATACTGTTAGCAATATATGCCATATTACTTCCATTAGTTACGACCCATGTGTTTAGGGCCAACGTCTCTTGCTATCCAGTCTAGTAGTTTAAACCAACGCTTGCTGATACGGATCAACATCTAAGTACTTCCCCCATTCGGTATAATAGTGACGCATACCAACTTCGTCGTGTATTGTTGAGTTTTCATGTCTACCATGCAGTATATGTCTATTCTCAGTACCCGGTGCCATTGATGCTCCTTGTCCTGTTACACCTAATAGATCTTCATGTAGATTACGTCCAAAAGGTCCCCAAATAGTATTGTGATGTTTGATACGAGTTTGTCTTTCTTCTGGTGTATCTTTGCGTAGTCCGTAGCCCCTAAATTCAATTAGCACACTATTAGGCCCTAGTGGAGTAACACTATCACTACGATAAGCACTGCCACGCAAGTTAAAGTTAAAGCCCGGAAACAAGTCTACCATATACCATTGGTTAGGAGGTAGATTAGGAAAACTAAGTTCGCCTCTATCACCGTCTTTATCAAACTCAGTATAGTTAACTGTGAAGCTACTTACATTAACATGCCCATTGTCAAAAGGAACATTCTTTCTTGCAAAGTATTCGTCGTTAAATCCTGTTACACGATTGAAGTAGTGCATGAAGTCGTGATAGAATTCACTGTTGGTATCATGCCATAGTTTATAGTTGGTAGGAATAATTGCTTTATGGTAATGAAATATTTCTAGTTCTTCAGTATCGATAGCATCTGCAATACAATCAAATGCACCCGCTGTCCATTCTTCTACACTTTGAGTTGGATTAGGATCAAGTGTTACCCATACCATACCTCCATGCTTTACTTCACAATGTAGTTGTGGTTCAACTGTTACAATAGGTGCTTGTAGTTTACCTGCTGGTGCCCACCTATCAAAGATGGTTGAGCAACTATCATAGTTACGATATGCTCGTACACCATCTCCGGTATTGTACATAATAATATTATATCCAGCAATTTGTGATGTACGATAATCTAGTTCATTATACATCTCACTAATATGGCATACTGGTACCCATACTTTGCTAAAGATACTTTCAATTTCTTCGTCAAATATCTTTTGACTAGAATATATCTCGCTACTAACTGATTCTACTTTTGGTTTTGCTAACCAATTTTTATGATTGCGTGGTGGCATAATAATGCTCTCCTTATGCTATATTTAATTTATTATAGCATAATAAAATGGTACAATCTAATACAAAGATAGTATTAACAAATAGGCAGTGCCTATTAACGTTTTCTCAATACACCGTCGACTTTTATAAATGCGCCTTCCGGGCTATGAACAGCGGCTAACAATTCATCCCACTGCTTATGACTTATTCTAATATTTTGTTCTTCATCCATAATACTGCAATATTGTGAGATAAAAACGCCCTCGTCTTCTAGTTCAACTTTGAGATCTTCTTCTACACCTGTGTCGTCTAGTACTACTATTTCTATAACATCATCTTCAAATTCAACTGTATACATTTACATTTCCTAATTGGCACCGGTTGGAGGAATCGAACCCCCGCCTTCAGTTTTGGAGACTGCCGTGCTACCACTAACACCAAACCGATTAAAAATTTAAATAGCTAGCAGTTTTTAATGTAGCTACTTTTTCAACTCCAGAGTCCCATTGATGAACAGGAGCCGTGTCCCACATCAATTCTCTACTATAAGGCAATATATTCCACATACTTAAACCATCTGTTCTACTACCTAACAATTCGCCTTCTAACTGTCCTGGTCCCCATGTACAATTACCTATCATAACTCTCCAATAGTTTGGAAACTCGTTATTGTTAAGCATCTGTATCATCTTCTTATCTCTAGTCATACACAAGTTATCATTTAACTGAATAGTACTGTCTACTATTTGTACCTCAGAACTGTGTAGAACATATACCTGTGTCACATTTACAGGACCTCCGTAGTATATTGGACATACAACTCCTAATTGAATACTCTTTCTTAACTTTACTGCTACTCTCTGTTCCAGCTCTTTGTTTACTATCCAACCTTTAGCACCATCACCGTTTTGTTCGTGAATGTAAACTACACTGCTACGAAAGTTTGTGTCGTGCATACTAGGTAAACTTAATAAAAAATTGTCATTAGCATTAAGTTCTGGGTTTTCCAAAGTCTCTATCCATATCTATTTCTGACATTCTAACTAAGTCTGCCAGATATTTTATATCATCTACTAGTGCTTGGCATTTATGTTTATCATAACCGCCCGTTGTCTTATACCGCTCTCTATGTAATTCAAGAGCTCTTGAATGCAATACTTCTATCTTACGATAATAATCTTCTACACTGTGCATTGATCTAACCTATTTACTTTTTGTATTATACACATATTTAACCTGTTTGTCAATAAATAGTATTGGAGAAAGACATGGACGCAGAAATAATGAGTGCCGGAGGTGTAGGCTTAGAAATCACCAACTTATTAATGCCTTTTGTAAGTGCATTAATGTTATTAGTAATCACACTATGGTTCAAAGACTTTGCTACTAAGATAGCAAAAGGTATGGCTTTTAAAATGAACAAAAGTTTTAACGAAGGCGATAACGTAATACTCGACGGCTCAGATGCACTAATTGTAAAAATAGGATTAAGTGAAACTGTATTTGGTGTATACAGCGACAAGGGATATACTTGGCGCTTTGTACCTAATGAGCGTATTCCCATGTTGAAACTAGAAAAAGTTATTAACAAAGATCTCCACCTAGATACTGAAGCTGAGAAAGCAGAGAAACTACAAGCGATGATTGATCGTACTCAAGATTCTCAAATCGGTGCAAACAGAAATGCTATTGAGGAGATCAAAAATGGCGTCAAACGACCTACAAAAGTTTAGTTATGCTAGTGCATTACATTTCGCTGAACTAGCTAATCTTGCATACCAAGAAGAAAAACAATTTAAAAAAACTGCCTCTGCTATGGGATATAAGAGTGTCAAATACTTTGATGTAGACGGTGCCCAAGCATATGGTATGGCAAAAGAAGATTACATAGTGTTGGCATTTAGGGGTACGGAACCAACACAGTTCAACGATATAAAAGCAGACTTAAACGCACTACATGTACGCAACGAATTAGGAGCAGGTCGTGTACACAAAGGCTTTAAACGTGAAGTAGATGATATTTGGGAACAGATAGAAACTTGGTTAGCAAAACGCAAATACACACAAGCATATACTTGTGGACACAGTTTAGGTGGTGCTATGAGTACTATTGCATGTAGTAGATTAGAAGAAGGTTCTATTTGTTATAGCTTTGGTTCACCAAGAGTTGGAACACCAGGTTGGGTTAGAGAGTTTGATAATAAATTTATACTACATAGATTTGTAAACAATAATGACATAGTGCCAAGAGTTCCATTTGCTATTATGTGGTATAAACATGCAGGGCATCTTAACTATATCAATACTTACGGCAACATCAGAAGTGCTACACTATGGCAAAGATTTAAAGATAGATTTAGAGGTTATCGGAGTGCATGGAAGAAACGCATGTGGTTTGATAGCATTTATGATCATTCAATGCCTAAGTATGTTAAACGTATTCATGATTTTGCTTACTATGATGACAAAATGAAATCCAAATAATTAACTATAAACCTAAACTCCACATCCATATAGGTATAATTATAAAATGTAAAAGCAAACAGATACCAAGCATTAGGTAAACTGTTCGCTTTTGTGGGTTCATTTGTTTACATTCAAGTTGCTTGGATTGTACTGCTCACCGTTATACTGTGAACCTGTTTTACCAGCGTCAGTTTCAACTCCAAAGTTACAACTAGCCACTGCTAATAAAAAAGCAAGAGAAGCATAAACTCCATACTTACTGTATTTTATAAATGCTCCAAATGTACGTTCTGCTTCTTCCTGTGCGGCTTGCCTTACGTCTAACTCCCCCATCCAGCAAACTCCTCTTTGTTTTGCATTCTGACGTGACGAGTAGGCAAATAGTTTTCTGTAGGGCCTAAACACTCCCAACCTGTTTCAGCTAACCATTCCACTAACTGAGTTTTACTACCAAACCTCATTGATGAAGTTTCTCCTGTTCGTGCATTGAGTATTGTATAATTCATCCGTTTGCTCCAAAACAAGGTAACAATGGAGTCATGTTACAATAACGTGCATAGTCTTCCGGCCCTACCATTGCATAAGTTGTAGCAATTGGTACTCCTGCCATTACGAATAGAATTATAAGAAAGGCCCAGCCTAGTCCTTTAGTTGTACAATAGTTTTCACTCATGTGCGATTTCCTCTTAGTGCAAAAAATAATCCACCTACCCATAACAGTACATGGAAGTTATCGTATAGTATGACATCCCAAAAACTTTCTGGTTGACCTACCCAAATAACACCTGTCATAATACTACAAATTGTAATACCACAAAAACGTGTTAGTACATCACCATAGTCTCTGAGCCATGCCCAACTTGCTAATAGACCAGCCACAAGTAAACCTACGCCTGCTCCTAATTCTCCATATGCAACAACCCACCATACCAAGTATGGAAGTTCAAATGATTCAGCATCTTCTAGTGTTACTGGAAATTTACTCAAACCCTGTTGTATGAACACAATAGCCAGCGGTATTCGCAGTAGCCAATGGCTCATACAGAACTCAGGTATACGCTTTACAAAACTCATAGATCAGCTAACAATGCCTTTAGTTTTTTCTTGCTTTTGCCACGCACTTTAGCTTTGGATATATCGTTATCACCATCACCCACAACTACAAGAGCAATCATACCCATTGAAGCATGTGGTGTACACTGATATAGATATACGCCTGGTGTATCAAATGTAATAGCAACTTCTTTACCATTCTTTGATTTCTTGGGTGCATCCCATCCATCTGGACCTGCAATGAATTCTACATTGTGACCTTTTGAAGTTGGTACCCAAGTAATTGTATCGCCTACGTCAATACGAGCAATGTCTTCTGAGTAAACCATTTTGGCTCCGTCATCACGCTTGTTTAACATATCGATAGTTAAGTCTTCTCCAAATGCTGGAGTTAATGCAAACACTGCAAAAAACAGTGTGAGATATGATGTCAATACTTTCATTTAAGTTTCCCTTTTAATATGTTTGTATAATACTATATAGTACAGGTTGACCCGAAAATCAACCTGTATTTGCACTTTATAAGTGTGTTATTTTGTAGCAGGCTTAGGGTTTAAAAAGTCTGCTTCTTCATCTGTATAGGGCCACATTATTTTCCTACCCTTTTTCTATATGAATGATCTGGATCTAACATTATTTTTCGCCTCTGATTTCTTTAACTTCCATCATTAACTTTCTTGCTTCTTTGTGCATACCCATTCTAGTTAATTCTGCCGCGGCTCTTGATCTACCCGCAACTTCAAAAAATGTTCTAAATCCATTTAAGAAGTTCATTAGTAAGTCTCCTGTAGTTGCTGTGTATTCCATTAGTAGTGTAGTCATTACACCCATCCTCTCAAGTTATCGTTAGCTTGTGTTTTAGTGTTCATTCCGTCTCTTCTCCAGTTACCTCTTGCAATACTTTCGATATCACTACGACCAATTCCTAAGTCTTTTAGTTCATAGTCTGTAAGTTGTGAAAGTTCGTTTCTTGTTTGTCTAACCAGTTGTCTGTGTCTTGCTTTTGCTTTCATATCATGTACAAGTTCAAATAGTCCTTGAAATGCTTCTGAAAAAATGTTACCTACTGTTAAAATTGCTTGTGTCATTAGTTGTGTACTCCCATTCTTGGGCCTTTGCCCGTTGCTTTAATATGTTCATATGCGAATTTCCAATCTTTCCCATATTCTGTTCTTGCCCATGTGTGTATGTCGTTATCTTTGAGTGTCTTACGCTCAAACATGCTCACAAGGCTTCCTAATAGCTTTCTTGCCATTTTAGTCTCCTTTAAGTTTTATGATGCTTGAGGGAAGCAATACCCCGGTCTGTTTCCGGCGTCACTTGTCTTTCCAAGTGCCACTCATTTTTTCTGAGCTGAGGTCGCTCGTAACATAAACACAGTTGTATTTTTATTACAACTATATTTATATTATAGTACAGTCATTCTGTCCTATTTACTACTGCTTATGCAGTATACTCGTCATGCACTGAGTGCATAGCTTTTATTTACGGGTTGGATTTGGTTGGAAAAATACTTCCGGTGCTTGTGATGGTATCAAACTAGGAATGCCCGAATACAATGCACCTGACTTTCTAAGTTGATTTAAATTTTTACCATTAGAGCAAGTAATCATTGATGCGGCACCAATAGCTAAACTACACATTATTTCCCATTGACCGCCCATGTCTGGATTAGCTTTATACCAATCAAAATTAGCGGCAATATATGCATCTAATACTGCATCAGGATTTGCATTAGGATTATCAAATGCTTGTACAATAGGACCTGCCATCTTATCAAATACTTGACCAAATATTGCATCACCTACTGCTTTTCTTCTGCCTTGTCCGAATTCTATTTTGTTACACATATCAACAAACAATTTAAGATTCATAGTTTTCTTGCCACTGCCAAAGTAACCTTCTAGTGGTTGTTGAAATTCTGGGAACTTATTGAGTACAGCTAATACTCTTTCTTTGCTTACTCCGCCTTCACCCATTCGACCACTACCAGCTCCAACTTTAGCACTGCTGGCAACTTTAAGTTCAACTGCTTTTCCCATTACATCGATATCACCTGTGCCTTTTTGCGAAATATCAGTACTAAGTATTGCTAGTGCATGTTCGCCTTTACCTGCACGTTGTTGTCCTGCTCCGAAGTCCATAAACTCCAAAAACATTTGTTCTACAAGCGGTCCGTTAAATATATCACTAATACTGTAATGTCCATCAGTTAAAAATGTACGAGTATTAACACATTTATTTGCTTGTAGTAAATCTAAGAACTCATTCTTTTGTTGTATATTAAGTCTATCACTAGCAACAATCTTTTCAGCTATTGTTTTAATAGCGGCATCATTATATTCGCCTTGTAGTTTACTACTTACTACAGGTAAAAATCTATCAACTACACCGTTCTTTTGAACAATGCTGTAGACTCTGTCAATTAGCTTTGCTTGTTCTTCGTCATTAGGATCGTAACTACCAACAGTTGCTAAGATTTCCTGTTTGGCTTGATTCGGATCTTCATACTCATTTAAAAATTGTGTTGCTCTCATGTAATTATTTATCAGTTACCTGTGGTGGTCGCTTCGTAGGTTTTGTTGAACTGATTGTTTACTTTGATAAATGTTGTACACTTGGCTAATTGTTTTAGTTTAATAGCACCCACATATGTGAGTGTACTGCGAACACCTCCTAGTACGTCTTGGAGTGTTACTGCAACAGGACCTCTGTAAGGAACAAGTACTGTACGTCCTTCACTGCTACGATAGTCTTTGAGCCCATCAAAATGTTTGTCATTTGCAGTTGTACTACTCATACCATAGAACTGTACAAACTGTTTCTCTTCAAATACTCTACTACCAGCACGGTCACATTCATTTGTCATATACTTTTTAGTAATTACTTCGCCGCCACCTTCATCGTGTCCGGCAAGCATACCACCCAGCATTACAAAATCGGCGCCGCCAGCGAAAGCCTTAGCCACATCACCAGGACAAGTACAGCCACCGTCAGCGATAATATGTCCGCCAAGTCCATGCGCCGCATCGGCGCACTCAATAACTGCACTAAGTTGGGGATAGCCCACCCCAGTTTGTATGCGAGTCGTACAAACCGACCCTGGTCCAATTCCGACTTTGACGATGTCTGCTCCATTTAGTATTAACTCCTGTGTTTGATCTGCGGTAACTACATTACCTGCAATAATTACCAAGTTAGGATAATTTTGTCTAAAGTCTCTAACATATTCAATAAAACGTTGACTGTATCCATTTGCAACATCAATACAAACATACTTTAGTTTATCGCCTACTTGTTCGTATACATTTCTAAACTTTTGTTCATCTTCTTCTTTTACACCAATACTCATAGCTACATGTTCTTTACGCCAAGCGGGTGCATCCTGTTTATCAAAATAATCTACTAGTTCGCCTACACTATATGTTTTAACTAAGCAAGTGAAAATACTTTTCTCACCTAGTGTGTCAGCCATTTCGAATGTACCAACACCATCCATGTTGCTAGCCATAATCGGAATGCCTTCATAATGGCAATCATCTTTTAAAGGAATATTGTAATGTCTAAATTCAAATTTGCGGTCCATCCGCACTTGTTTACGACTACCTAGTGTGCTTCGCTTGGGTCTAATCAAGACATCACTGTAGTCAAGTTTAACTTCGTCTTCTATTCTCATTGGAACCTCTATATGTTTATAGTTCTTCTAAATCTAAAGCCAGTGGGTACCCCGCACTGCGACTTATTGAAACGCTTTCAGCTATTTTTTGTTCTGCTATTTCGTAATAATATACACCAGCGACACCTTTACCGTCGTTGTGTATTTTTAATGTAATTTCACTTGAAGTATCTTGAGTATGTCCAAAGATAGTAATTAACAGTTCTATCACAAATTCCATTGGTGTACTGTCATCATTATATAGAATGACGCTATACTTCTTTGGCTTTGCCACATCAAGTCGTTCAGTTGATTCGATATCTGTTTCAGTTGCTTCCATAGTAGTATTTACCCAAATAAGAGGGGGGAATTATCCCCCCACTATTGTTATTTGATAGCGATTGTTTTAGGTTTCTTTTCCTCTGGAATGATTCGCTCTAGTTCAATATAAAGCATACCGTTTTCCATTCTAGAACCTTGCACTACAATATCGTCTGTAAGTGTGAAGTTACGTTTGAAAGTTCTTTGGGCAATGCCTTTGTGTAGCCATTCCCATCCTTTAGGCTCTACTTCGCCTTCTGGTTTGTGTTCAATAGTAAGTACACCTTCCGCGACTGTGATAGTCAAATCCTCTTTTGCAACGCCTGCTAGGGCAATCTCAATTTGGAATTTTTCACCGTCTTTTACAATGTTGTAGGGAGGGTATCCGCCTGTGCTATTTTGATTGTGTTCGATGTAGTTAAACATGTTGTCAAATACTCTATCGAAGCCTACTGCATAAGGCGTTAGTTTATTAATGTCGAGGGTTGTTAATCTATTCATTTGCTATCTCCTTTATTAAGCAAGATTATAAATGTAGACCCATCATTGGCATCTACATGTTTATTTATTAAACTAGGAACTAACCATGGTTCCTAACGAGCTTATTAAGTAGCTACCCTTTCTTATCTATGTACTTGTATTTCTTCTAACGTCTTGTTCTTATCTGTTTCGCTCTGACTGTAATCCTATTACTGTCAAGTTATTAAGTGATAGGAGGGACTACTGATTACCCTCAACCCCAAGTCCAGATCAGCTCTGTGTTACCCAGGGAGCCTAGCATAGGATAGTTAGTTCCTAAATCTGCATCTTCCTGTCTCCAGGCTCATGCAGTGCCACTATAGCTACTAGCCAAGTTAATGCCTCTGTAAGCATCGTTTCCTTGCACTATCTAGTAAAGACCGCTAAATCTTTGCTATGTACTTAATATAGTATAGGTCAACCCAAAAGTCAACCTTTTTTTACAAATTATCTTTATTCTTTTCTTGCTCTTTGATCCAACGTTTACGAGCTTGCTGTTTTTCTCTACGTTTAATTGCACTTGGTTTTTCATAGAATTCGTGTTTACGCATGTCTTTAATCATACCTTCACTATTCATTAATTTTTTTAATCTTCTAAGTGCTCGAGTAACATCATTGTTGCGTACTTCAACATACAATCCATGCCTATCGTTAATATCAGAGCTTACTTTGTTTCTCTTCATTCTTTCCTCATCAATACACCGATCATACGGTTTCCATTTATTGTAGGTTTGGTTTCCCAAATGCCAAAGCTAATATACTCAACTAGTCGATCCATTATATCAAAGCCAACTTGTTTGTTAGCATTTTCTCTGCCTTTATAACGTATCACACATTTTACTTTATTATTCTTTTCTAAAAATTTAATAATGCTTTTGCATTTAGTTTCGAAATCATGTACGTCTATTCCAAGTCTAAATTGTACTTCTTTGACTACTATCTGATTTTCTCTTTGTTTTTTAGCTGTCTCTTTTTGTTTGCGTTTTTGTTCGTAAAAATATTTATTAGCATCTAATATTTTAGCAATGGGAGGTTCAGCATCCGCATTTATTACTACTAAATCTTTTTCTTCTTCTGTCGCAATAGCTAAAGCGTCATTCTTATTCATAACGCCAAGTTGTCCAGATTCACTAACTACTCTAAGTTGATGAAATCTTATAGCATCATTGATCTGTCGATCATCTGATTGCCTTTTGTGTCTAAACTGTTTCAAGACTATCCAACATTATATCTGAGTAATCTTCGACACTTTCGTATATATTATATTTTCTCATCGTATTCAAAAGTTTTCGCATACCTTTCCTTTTATTTGTATTGCTAATTATAACAAAATTATCTGACTCTTGTGTTAATACACACGCAATACCTAGTTCAGTTATGTTATCTAAATCTACATAGACTGTATCACTGAATCTCATCATACTTACGGTCCAAGCACAATTCTCATCAACGATATTACCATCTGTATGACATAATGTAATTGGAACTGTTTTAAATAAATTTTCATACATTAATTCAACGTCATGTAGAAAGTTACTATCACTACTTAGCACAGATATAATTGGGCCAAATTCTGGCAACAGCATATCCGGCGGCGTCACTGTGTAGATTGGGTTTTCCCTCATTTGGGTTTACTCGTCCTCTTTTGTTTCAATTTTTTTTATTTTTATACTTTTAATAGTTTTTGGCATCGCCGCTAATTTACCATCTGGCGAATATAATTTTCTATTCTGTCTTTCAGCTAGTTCGCTATCAGTAAGTTCCTCATCAGTTCTAGTATCATTATATGGGTTATAAGGTTCATTGTCAAGTTCTTTTGCAACTTCTTCTAATACCTCAGGATCTGCTTTTTCTAATAGTTCTTCTAACATTGCATCTACTTCAGCAGTTTTTAATAAATGCGGACCTTTTACTCCATCATCATCCGATATGTATTCTTCCTCGAGCACTTGGTCATCGACATCTTCGAACTTTTCTCCGTCGAGTGCTTCTTCCATTTGAACATCAGGATCTTTGGTATCTTCTTCAATAGGCTTTGGATCATTTGGTTCGGCTTTTTCTTTATCATGTCTTCTCCATTCAAATGTGTACTGACTTGCAATTAGCAATAGTACTGCTAGTGGATCAAATACAAATATAATTGTAATAATAACCCAACGTACTGCCTGTTCAAGTATATCTCTATCTGCTTCTTCATATATAAATTCTGCAATATATTTGATAGGACCTACTTCAGCTTCCAGCTTTCTATACTCTGCTTCAATACTATACTTTTCTTCTGTGAGTGTGTCAATCTCTGTGTTAGCAGTTTTAATTCTAGCATTCTGTTCATCAATAATTGTATCTACGTCTGCACCGCCATCAACTTTAATTTTCTCTCTTAACTGTTGAATAAGTGTTTGACTTGCTTTTACATTATCATCAGCACTCTTTCTAATACGGCTTATTTCATCTCTAGCAGTAGTTACAATAGGAGACTCAGCTGAACGTACTGTGTCTATCTTTTCTAACATTTGCACTTCTCTAGTTTTAAGTGCTGGTATTTGATTACTTCTAATGTCTTTTACAACACCGCTAAGTCTTGTTCTTTCTTCATCAACTGTGGTTTTTGCTTCTGCTCTAAGTTGACTTATTTGGTCATTGATTCCGTTTATAACTAATTTCTGTTGTTCAATCCATGCATTAGCACTGGCTCTTGTTCTTGGACCTACACTGCCATCTGCCACACTTCCTATTGTTGTTTGTGCTTGTTTTACTTGTTCACGTTCACCGCTTGCAATCTGACCTTCAACTTTAACTATAGTTGCTTGTATATTAGAAACTTGATCCAACAGTGGTTGTACTGCACTGTTGTCTACTTTGAGTCCAGCTATTTTCTCTTCGTATTCTTTTGCACTTGTTTCTAATCTAACTATCTCATCTTTAATGTTCGTTAGCTGGTCTTCGTAAGGCTTAGTTCTATCACTGTCTACACTTCTTGCATCAGCTATAATTTTTTGTTGTTCATCTATTGCAGGCTGTATTCTAGTATAGGCTGTGTCAATACGAGCTTGTTCTTTTTCTATTTGTGCATTTATATCATCATTACGATTGCCTGTACTTGTTTCAGCTTTTACAATCTTTTCTTCTGCACGAACAATTTGTGATTCTAGTCGTGCTATCTCAGTTTCAATTCTACCTAAGTTTTCTACACTTTCAATACTAGCACTGGTCTGTTCAATGTGTGCTTTACTAAGGAAGCCAAATATACCCATGCTTGTAATAAACATTAATACTAGCACAGCCACACTCAGGTAGTATCTCAACCACCAAGCGGCTCGCTTCCAATGCTTGTGTAACCATACTGCGGTTACCAACTTGCCTATTTCTAATGCACCACCCATAACCATAATAGGTATGGCGGCGGCGGCAAAAATCGCCACAAGTCCAGCGATACTATAATATATTGCTACTGCTGAAATTGATAAGGCTGTTATAAAAACTAAGAAACCTAAAAACATTTATTCTCCAAAACGTTCAGCAAATCCAAGATCGATCAGTTGCTGATTGATATCGACTTTGCCATTCTGGTTATCGATAGTTAATTTACCCATAACTCTTCCCGCTTTGCCTCTTTTGTTTACTATTGTTTCACACACAAATTCATTACCTAATAGCTCAGTTAATTTTGTTTTACTCGCTATGGCTTGTTGTCTTACTGATTCTTCATTACTTCGGATATCTTGTACATTAACACCATACAATTTTATCCGTTGTCTTATAGTCACATTGAAACCCAAATCAATTATGGCGTCAACTGTGTTTCCATCTATCACTCTTAATGTATTGCATTGATATGTATACATATACAAAATCCTTTATTGTTTATACTATTTATCGGATTTTGCCCTGGACTGTTGCTGTTTTGCAAGCCAGTCTTTTGCTATACGACTACTAGGTGCTTGATTTGCGAAAGCTCTAATGGCTTTTTCTACATAATCAAAGTTTTCTTTGCGTTCTGGATCTTCTAATCCACCGCTATTATCTATTACATGAAAGTTGCCTGCTCCAAATATTTGTTGGAACTTCATAATATTTGCTTGTACTTGAGCCCACATTTTACTAACAACTTTACTTGGTAGTTGTCTAGCTCTTTTTTTATTACGTTCTTGTGCTACATCTTCATTTGTATTTACAAACAACATCATTGTGTCATAACCTAAACTTTTTAAGTTATCACTTTGCTTTTTTACTTTTGCTGGGTCTTTGCCTGTGCCATCTATAATAACACCAAGTCTACCATCCAAGTGACTTGCTTCTTTACTCATAGTAACTGCTTTGGCACGATTACGAATCTCTTGTCCTCTGTCACTGTACACTTGGTCAGGATCTTTTAGGTCAAGTTCTGGTTCTGCTTTTTTGGCTAGGTATTCATAAATGTCATCACTGTTGATCATTTTTAGACCATACTGTGATCCACCCAAAAGTGTGCGGGCCACATAGCTTTTTCCACTACCTGGACCGCCAGCAAGAAATATTGCTTTAAAAATTTGAGGATCATTAGGACCCTCATTTATATTAGATTGAATTACTTCATGTATTAACATGCATATATTTATGCTAATCCCATCTGTAAAAGATATGTGCTCCAATACGACCTATATGGTTCATTCCTCTGTCATTGGCCCATCGTGGCTTAACATATGTAGCATGATAGTGTGTTGCACCTTCTGTAATACCTCTATACTTGTCACTGTACAATATAGCACCAGCTACATATTGTGCTTGCACCCATCCTGTTTCATCTCTGGGATCGTCACTTTTACCATCACAAAACCAGCTGAATTGACACTTGTGCCTAATAGGATTAAAGACCCGATCTTCGTCAGGTAACTCTGGATCCTGTTTTGTTTTCCAACTTTCTTTTGTAGGACCTTCTTTGATTACTTCACATACTGTGTTAGGATATCTATCATCATGTACTCTATTCAACACTACATCTGCAACTGCATATTGTCCTGCTAGATTATCACTACGACTTTCGTAATAGATATTCAGTGCCATGCACATTGCTTGTTCATCGTTGCCTATTAATTTTGGTTGTAAAGTTTCCATGTCTTGATTTATGTCTTGGAAACTAACTAGTGTTTCGGCGCCTGCCATGTTTCCTGCTTTACCGGGTTCGATTAGCGAAAACATAAAGAAAGCAAAAAACCCCACCATAAGTCCATTCAGGCTTATTGCCATTATCTTAAAAACTCTATACATATATCTGCCTCACTTACTCATTATTATTTAAGTTAAAGTTCGCCAAAAATGATTCGTTCCTTTACTTTACCTGCATCGTCTACGAAGTCAATGGAACCATCTTTAACATCTCCACGTTGCTTCAAACCATGTTTATTTTTTGTTAATTGTTTCATGTGTTTGACAGCTTTATTTTTATCACCAAAGAGATCACAACTCTTGGATTTTATACCTCCGTAATTATTATAATAAACTGATTCAATTTCATATGTAGCCATAATATATACCTCATCCTTTGTATATAATATAATACTTCAACTACTATATGTCAAGTTCAAATTGATAGTCTGGAGCATTTTCTGCTTCAAACTGTTCTACGATTGCCTTTTTCTGAGCAATCATATTCTCCAGCGAATAAACTGCCATTCGCTTCTCATCACTTGCACCTTCTGTCAAGTTAATAATTGCACCTTCAAGTATTTCGATATCTTGGATAAGATCGTTCATAGTAGACCTCCTAGTCTAAATCACATTGCCAATAAGTGCCGTCATACCAAGCACGGAGACCACCCAGTGGATAATCTTTATGCTCAAAGAATATATACGGACGACCATTGGTGTCCAGTTTTGTTTCTATAATACTGGCTTCATTTAAAGGTATTAAACGTTCTGCACCAGTTTCTGCATAGTACGCACTGTTAAAAATTCTAAGCATTAAGATACCTCTTCAAAGCCGCACATTGCAACTTCGTAAGTTTTACCATCAACTATCATTTGGTCACCCATTGAAGTAGATCGAAGTCCCATACCATTTTTTAACGGAGCAAGTGTAGTAACAAAAGGATTGTAATCGCCGTTTTCCATACCGTCTTCAAAAGTTTTCTCAGGTCGGCTCCAACTGCCCATTACATTGTTAGTCCAACGATAAGCATACTCAAGTGCTTCTTCAACTACATTAAGAGTTGTTTCAACTTCTGCTACTGTAACTGGTGCATCTTCAAATGCTTTGTGGATAACTGTTACATTCATTCCCATGTCTATCTCCTTATTAACTACTTACAGTATACATTCAAGACGTCTTACTGTCAACCTTTTTCTACTATATCCATTGCCCATTGATCCCAGGGCTCATTTTTTGTAGCTTTCAATAAGTTAAAATCAACGTCAAAGCCATCTGCTAAAACATCTTCTAGCATTGCATCTTTAATAACATTTAGGTTAGCTTTGTCGTTTGTATCAATCCAAAGTGTTCCATACTCCCAAAACATATTTGGAGCAGATGCACCTAATTCTGCAAACTGTTTTTCAATAGCGGTGATTGATTTTGATTCTAAACCCATTACAAGCTCCTTTGTTAACTTATACATACACTATAACACCAAGATGTCATACTGTCAAGTGTTTTTTGGAGGTTTTGTTGTAAAATCTAAATTAAAATCATCGCCAGCTATTAGATCATCTACACTATATTCTACTGTATATGTTTTAGTAGTATCTAAATTTTTAATGTCCGCGAACAGTCTATCCAACGCTTCATCTGTCCAATTACTACCAGTATCTACATCAGTGTATATAACATTTTGGAACTTTTTCCATTCATAATAGTTCTGAATATCAATTGGATCGCAAGGATCATATCCTTCGGCTACCATATCTTCTAATAGTGCAGTATCGTGTAATCCACTTTTACGTTTAGCTCGTTCTACATCAAAATTAAATATTTCTGCCGTCATTAGTCACACTCCGGAAACTTTTTTCTTACCAGTTGATGAATTGGTTCAAAATGCCCATTCATGTTTTCAGCTACATATGTTTTTGGTTCTTGTGTACCCCATTTAAATATAGCAATTTTTGCCATATTAAATATCTCTCGCTTGTTAGCATTTATTAGTGTATCAGCTGGGTTGTCATCATCTATTTCATCTAGATAACGTAAAGCGAATGTCGCTATATCTTCTACACTTAGTGGGACCTCTACTTTTGCCAAGATCTTTCTACCATCGCCAGTGTCTTTTGACCTCATTGTTTTGCCTTTCTTTTGCCTATGTTAGTATTCGATGTGCCATGACATCTCTCCATTCATTCTTACTATAGTAAGAGTTTATGGCAAGATGACTCGATTGTCAAGCGAAAAAGACAAAAAAGATTATCTTTCTTCTTGACACAGTATTTATGCTTCAATAAATGAGATTGCGGAACTCCAAGTAACACTTTTGCCTGTAGAACCTTTTGCTCTTACACGGAATTGGTTACCAATAATTTCTGCATTTACATTCCAACCTGTATATGATACAGTCCAATCACTGTTTTGATCTGGACTTAATGCGCCGCCTGATATTGCTGTATTAGCTGTATAAGTGTTTAGTTCGTATTCAACTAGATCACCTGAAAGATAACTAGCCATTGGATCCCAAACGTCTACGCCTAAATCTGATGTGCCGCCTCTTTGATAATCTATTTTAATAGGAGTACCAACTAGACTTAAATTACCACTAGTGTTTGTTACTAGCCCTTCTACTTTAAAGGCTTGCTTTTCGCCACTAGCCGCAATTCCCAATGCTCTTACTTCAAAGAACCAAGTCTTATCGCTAGCTGGTTCTGGTGTGCCACCATTAAATTGTAATACAGTTGCAGTACCATCTGTTGTGTTAAGAGGATCACTTGGTATGCCTCCCATGCTTGATACATCTACAGTTGTTGCTGTTTGTGTTATTAATACTGTACCATCTGTACTTGTTAGACTTTTAAATTTAAAATTATCTGCTGTTCTAGCATCAAATAATCCAGTGCCACTACCAACATTACTCACAGTAATTGAGTCTGATAGTGTAAGTTCGTCTGTACCTTGTGCTACAGTAATACCTGCTCCGCCAACAACACTTCTAAATCTAAGATCTGGACCGCTTACATCTTTAAATACTTCGCTACCAGATCCTAAGTTTGTGGCTCCGTTAATACCTGTTTGACTAGAAGTTGTTAACAAACTCTTCCAAGTAGTTGTGTCTCCAAAGTATCCTTCTATGCTATGATTATCTGAATTATATCTAATCTCACCTATTTCAGTATTTGGTCGCTGTGCAGTTGTACCAACCGGAATTTTTATTGCGGCTGTGCCTGGTATTCTCGTATTTTCTTCTAGTTCAATTTTAATGTCGCCGCCAATGCCATCTGCATTAGTAACTTTAATTTGACCAGCAGTTTGTTCAACTTTTCTTGCTCTACTTACTCCAGCACTTTTAACTACGAGACCGCTACCTTGCTCTTCGTTCAAACTGTTTATAAACTCTAGTGCAGTGAAACTTGCTTGTTCAAAGTCAGCTATTGTACCTGTGTCACTAACACCCGGATCTTTTCTAACAAAAATTGTTAAAATATCTGATCTAACAACAATATCATTAGCATTGGCTGATATTGCATTTTGACCTGCTTCACTGCTAACAACAAATAGTGTATTTGAACCACCATTGAAGTTTTGAATTATAGTTGTTCCTGTAACAGATGTGCCAGTTCCTGCAATGTTACTAACGTCTGTTGTAAATCCGCCAGCATTATGTCCTGGTCTATCTGTCGGGACAACAGGTGTTGACCCATCGCTTGTTTCTTGTTCTCTTTGTTGATGATTTTGAGTAAACCCAATTACATTGCCACAGTAATCATATACTGGTGTTTGACTATCAACATTAGGTTGTGGATCATCATCTCTTTGTAGTAAATCTAATAGCTCTTGATCCAATAATAGATGAAAAATATTAGGATATTCAATTACTTCACCTTGTAATACACGGTTTCCATTTGAATCATACTGGTGTCCAACATTTGTTTGACCTGTGCTAGAACCTTTGGAATACTGTACTGGATACCCGCCTAATCTGTCATAAAGTGATTTAAGCTGACTTGTAAGTCTTGCATTACCTGAAATGCCGCCACTGTTACTATTATGTAATACTCCAATTTGTGCATTACAACCAGGATCAGGAGTTGCAAATTGACTACCGCCTTGACTATAACTTCCACCAATGGTATTTTCAAAATTAATTAGTCCTGTTATTTGATCACCGATACTCTTAATATCTTGTGTAATAGCATCTAATTCAGACTGTACTAGTGTTCCACTTGTAATCTTACCAATGTTACTTGCTAAATTTCCTAGTACTCCGCCGTTAAAAATATTAGTATTGAAGCCGCCATCTGCACTAATACAAGCACACATATCAGCATCTGCAATAGCACCAATGCCGTCTGTGATTGCTTTACCTGCTCCTAAGAAACTGCCCATTGCACGTTCTAACATGTTGGGAATAGCAATAGGATCTACTGGAGCACTACAGAAGTTTATCATGTTAGCAACATTTTGTGCTTCTGCTAACACACCATTGAGTCTGCCTAGTACTTCGTCAAACTTTGTATGATCCATAAAACTTTCTAAGCTACCTTGTAGCTCGTTTAATGCATCGTTGAGTTCACCTTGTATATTTGGAATACCTAATAGTGCGGCAATATTTGTATGCAAGCACAGTTGTACGTTGGGTAATTTTAGACCATTACCCGCTAGTAAGCCGCACAGTAGTTCTCTGAGTGTAAAACTATATTCAGCACTAACAACACCGCGTAGTGCATCAGTACCAAGTCCTTGTGTACCACTTAGATGATGTCTAGTATCTAAATAATCGTTTGCACTAGACAAACCATTTGTAAAATCTTTGTAACTCATTGTACTGTTTGACCCCCACCTGCTCTAACATTTGGACTAGCACTACTAGCATTTGGTCCACAATGAGGTGGTATAGGACATAAACCATCTGGGCCAGCAGGATCTCCATTGAGTATAACTGCACGATTTTCAACTCTAACTTTACCAACAGTGTCGGTTGCTTTTAATGGTCCACCACCATGAGTGTTTGGATCAGCGTCTATACTGACAAATCTGCTGTTTGCTCTTACTGTATTTTGTTGAGCGACAGTTGTTGCACCGCAAATTCTACTATCACCTTGTCTATGAACATATCTTGCCATGCAAGTATTTATAAAAGTCCTGTGAGCTTTTCTGTATCTGACCTATCTGGTAACTTAATACCACTTGAACCTTGCAGATAAACACTTGCAATACCTTGTGATGGCGTATACATTGCAACAATCTGATCCTGACTAACTGTTACTGGGTCACTTTTATGAACATCTAAACTCATTAGCCAAGGAATAAGCATTGCTTGTCCGTTTTGTGGGTTTAGTGTTAGTACAGTTGGCTTTACAATATGTAGTGTTTTTTGCTTAGTTGCTGAATCAAACTTTTCAAATCTTGCTACTACTTCTTCACCTGTACTTAATTTAATGCCTATAATATCATTCTTTTTATAATTGGATGTCACCAACATCTATAACTTCTCCTATGAGTTTTCTTACCATGTCTGGATTCATACGAACAAGTGCTTGCCCTCCTCCTGCTACTAGTAGTTTTCCATTGTTGTAAATTTGAGGCATAGTTCTATGCCCCTCACTTATCAAAAACTCTCTAGCTTCAGGATTGGTATCCACTCTGATTTCTTCGTATTCAAATCCGTTTGTATCTAAGTATTGTTTAGCCATTGTGCAATAATGACACAATGGCTTACTATATACCGTAATCACAATTTCATCCCTTGGAATGTGCTACCGTTAACATCTTGCTTAGTGCCTCCGATAACGTAACTACTAATCTCAGTTTCTTGTGGCGCAACTTGCACTTCTGCACCTGCAATCCACTTTTGTGTCCAAGGTAAAGGATTACTTACACCTTTGTATGGGCTTTCAAGTCCAACTGCCGTCATACGTTTATTAGCAGTCCATTCAACATATTCACCCAATAGTTGTGCATTTAGTCCAATCATTGATCCGTCCTTGAACAAATAGTCTGCCCAGGCTTTCTCTTGGTCTACTGCATCAATAAACAGTTGAACCATTTCGTCCCGAGTTTCTTCTTGGATACGAGCAAAGTCGGGATCATCTTTGGGCATCAGTTTTAGTAATGTTTGGGTACTACCCAAATGTACATTCTCATCTCTACAAATAAGTTTAATAATCTTAGCATTGCCTTCCATCTTCTTAAGTTCAGCAAATGCCCAGCTACATGCAAACGATACATAAAAGCGAACACCTTCAAGAATGTTTACACTCATCATAGCTTTCCATATTAACTTTTTCAATTCGTATTTGTCAACTACAATCTTCTTACCGTTGACAGTGTGTGTACCTTCACCTAGTAAATTGTACCATTGACCCATTTCAATTAGGTCATCATAGTGCTTGCTGATATCACTTGCACAATCCATAATAGGTGCAATCTCCATCATCTCGTCAAATACAATACTTGGGTTTGAATACACATTTCTAATAATATGTGTGTAACTGCGACTGTGGATAGTTTCGTTAAACGTCCA